TTATGGTTTGGTGATGGCTTTCCCACCAAATCCCGCGAGTGTTATTGCTTCTGTTACCTTGGTACTATTAGTCTCATTCTCTCCATAAAAAGCGTTTAATACATCAACAAACCAATCCGTATCTTCTGATATCGTATACCCTTTACTTTTTAGTGAAGAAAGAACGGAAGAAACGATATTATATTTTTGAGAATCATTCATATTAACCCAATCATTCCCGTCGCTTATAGAAGTATTGGTTTCGCTTGTACTAGATTCAGAGGAGCTGTTATCATTATTTATCCATACCCCTTTTGAGTCATACTCACTATAGTCTCCAATGAATATCGTCTGCTCCTTATCTAAGGTTTCAAGATCCATAACGTTTTTATAATACATCTTATATTTTTCTTTACTTGTAGTGAATTCTACATAATATAAGTCGCAATTAAAATCTTTAGCACAGCTTAGCTTCCCAAAGTTATCCTTGTTAACATTTCTAATGATCTCAGTCACACTTGCCATAAAATTATATTTTTCTTTTATACTTAAATCCTCAAATGAATCATTCAATATTCCTATAATATTGTAAAATATATTGATATCATCACTTTCATATGAATCTTTTTCATAGATAACATTCGTAAGATATTTTTTAAAATTTTCGTTAGAGGTTATTGGTTCGATGAATTTCTGCACTTGTTTTTCTGTTGACACTGTCGCTTCTTTTTTTTCCTCATCCGTTACACCACATTAAGTATAAATAAACTAAAAATAGTTGAAATGAAATAAGTTAATTTTCATGCTCCCTTTAAAAATTTAAATAATAATTTCTCACAAAAAATGTCGCAGATAATCCATCTACATATATAAAATATATTAACACATCATCAAATATATCAATTATATGCATGTACTAATTTTGTAATGTAATTTTATTAAATTTCACGTACTATATCCGATTGATAAAACCAAATTCCGTAATAAGGCCTATTCTAACCATCCATCCCCTTATCCTCTAACCAAGTAAGTAGTAAATCCCTTATTTATTCCTCTATCTTAGCAAGTAGTTCCTCCAGGTCTTAAACAACCTCACATTTTTCATCATTTCTTCGAATTTAATGTTGACTGAAGGTCTTGAAGGTTTTTATCATGTGGGAACGATTATGGAACACGGCTGGAAGGCAGATTTATCCCCTACTTTGACAGACTACAAAAAAAGTAATCAGTCAAAATAGATGGATAAGCGTCGTTATTTTTGCCATGCGGTCACTTATAAGGTATCCGTATGTATAGACCCTGTTCACTCAGCGATCTTCACCGCATACATCCTTTTTCTATGGCTTGTCCTTGTAATATCGTCCCTACACGACAAACTGAATGTATTCCCTAGCACCGTAATGCTAACGATAACCACCCGAACCTTTTAGAGAATCGTCCCTGGGCAAGTTCTCGCCCTCCCTCACTAGATGAACAGGAATCCAATGAGGGGTGCTATTTTTGTAGGCGTATACTCAGTACCCCCTGCACGACCAACAGCTAGCCACGCCGTAACACGTTCCCCCTATATGTATAGCAGCACGGAATTACGGCTTATCAGTTTTTATTTACGTGGTATCAGGCAATTCCACGCGAACAAAAAACAAAAAGGCATCTCTAATTCCTAAATGGCCTGTATATCACAAGACTTCTAGGTTTAGAGATGCCCGGTATATATCTTTTAGACTACAAAATAATCAAATCTAGTATTTACTAGTTGAATTTTAGCCCAATCACAGATAAAATGGGTATATCAAATAAGCCTAGTCGAAAGGCATAATTGTTTAAGGATAGTGTTGGTGCACTACTTAAACCGAAGTCCTGCTTGGTTACAGGTTATGTCTAGTAAGTGTTGGTAGCAATTACTAGAACTGAGTCATTCCCGCTAAAGGTTGGTAGCCGATAGCATATGGGAGTGGCTTTTTTATTTTCTGTTCATATTCAATTGTTTTATCGATCTTCGTTTATGTAAAATATCAAATTATGTTTTGTTTTGTAGAATGATGCTTGTTGTGTACTACGTTACAACAAGCTTTATCCTTTGTAAACTGCTGGATTACGCACTTTTTTAAAAATATCCCTATTTCCCTATTTCCCTATTTCTACTTATAGATATAGGGATATTTCCACTTTTCCCTATATCTATATTTCCCTATTTTCGTTATCTTTTCATCTACTAACATCTCTATGAAATTACATATTTATTTCTTAACTCCCTCTACTTCATACATCAAAAGAATCTTATGATATCAACGTTTTTATTATTAATTACTAACTCTATGATTCTATTGCATATACCGTACATCATTGTTATAATTTCTTTAAAGATATAGAAATATCCCTATTTCTATAGTTAGAAATATCCCTATTTCCCTATTTCTATTTTTCCCTATTTCTATAAAGGGATATAGGGAAATTTTAAAAATAAATAACTGGAGTGTTAAAAATGGCTATTACAATTACGGTAGGTAATTACAAAGGTGGAGTCGGTAAGACCACGAATGCTGTATTGAACTCTTATGAATTCGCTAAAAAGGGCAAGCGTACATTACTTGTTGACCTTGATCCACAAAGTAACGCAACCAAGTCTTTAATGTTAACAAAATCAATCCTTAATCCTGATGAAATTGTTACTGTTGAAAAAACATTAATGAAAGGAATACAAGAGGGAAACCTAGACGGCTTAGAAGTGGAAATTATGGAGAACTTACATTTACTTCCTTCTTACGTTGATTTTCAGGACTTCGCAAAATTCCTTTATAAAAATTGTTCTTCGGAGGCTGAAGAAGATCATTACTTTAAAGGATTACTTGAAAAGATAAAGCATAAATACGACTACATATTTATCGACGTACCTCCTATGTCACTAGAAGTTACAAAAAATGCAGTTGTAGCTTCTGATTATGTTCTAATTGCTCTGCAAACACAAGAACGTTCTCTTACTGGTGCCGAGAATTATATTAATGAACTTATCAAGTTAAAAGAGCAATATGATCTTGATATTGAAGTAGTTGGCGTTCTTCCTGTCCTATTAAAAAACAACGGTAAAGTTGACGAATACATCATGGAAAATGCTCGTGAAATATTTGGAGAAGAAAACCTATTTAAAAACATCGTCCCTCAAATGGAACGTATTAAACGATTTGATGTGAATGGTATTACTGAAAAAGATAGACATGATATGAATGTAATTGAACTATACGAAACGATTAGTGATGAATTATTATCTCGTGTTGATATGTTTGAAAAAATGAAGGTTGGTGTGTAATATGGCAAGAACTCCTGGTTTATTAGGTCGAAAGAAAAGTAACTTTGAACCTACTGAGCCTTATGTACCGGAACAAGGACAAGCTACGACGGAAAATAAAGAGGTAGCAGCTACAGTTACTCCTTCTCAACCTAAGACAGAAGAAAAAACTACTACTCGAAAAGAGAAAAGAATCGAGAAAATTGAACCGAAAAAGAAATTTAAAAACCAGCAAGGTAGCATTAAAATTTCTAATCAATCAAAAGAAGAACTTGAAGTATTAATGAAACTTACAAACACAAAATTCAATTATGAGATTATCGACCTGCTTATAGATCGTTATGTAGAAAATGAGCTAACACCTGATCAGAAAAGGAAATTCAAGCTCTTAACCGAAATTTAAAAATATAGAAATATCCCTATTTCTAAATAGGGATATTTCTATATTTTCACTTTTTTTCGATATATCTGTACTTAATCAACCTTCTTTAACTTATTTGAAAACACAGGTAAAACAGCTAATAATAACATTATCGTTAGCGGAAGGCATTTTAAAATTCTATGTGTCGATTTTTCCTTTTACCTTTTGGATAAACCACCATATTAAAGCTACAAGTAGTAGAAGGAGCGGTATTCCCTGAATAAAGAGAAATCCTCCCAAAAAATCAAGTACTGTACTATATGGAGAGTCGGTTGCCATCACACCTATAAATAAAGCTACTGGAATTGTGCATAGATTTGCCCCTAAACTGACCATTATGAATGTTAGATTTTTATCCTTAGTTTTTGGTGAATCAGAATTGAAGAATGAGAATACTGCAATGCCGCTTATAAAATACAGTATTACATAAAGCTGATTAAGATATCCCATAATACCCCTCCATGGCTTAAATTGTACCATCAGCAAGGACAAATTTGAACAAATAGGATATTTATGTAAGTCAGATATGGTGTCTCATTATCAGTAACAAGAAAAAAAGTGGCTCCCTATTCTCACAAGGAATCCACTCTTTCTTTTTCTACAACTCTATTTTTATACGTTCCTCTTCTTATCCTCACCAGAACTTCCACCACGGCTATTTCTTCTCTTTCGCAGCAACAACCTCATCCCGAAATCCCTGCATCATTCTCTTTGTTAAAAATTATTAGCTTATTGATGAAATGTTAGATTACTATATCGCTAATAAGTTGAATTCAAATGAGCAAAATAACCTAAACGACATAATATCTATACGAAAATAAGCCCTACATATATAGGGCCTTTTTCAAATTACTATATTCACCACTAGTTCATTTACACGATTATCGATATAGGAAATAGCATTAAGCATCCGGCAATACAAATTCCATTTGCTGGCTCTGTGTTTTAAATCCAAGTTTTTCGTAGAATCGTATAGCCTTCTTGTTAAATTCTAAAACATTTAATTCTACGCTTGTTGCTTGTATTTCTTTAGCATAATCAAATGATTTTTGAACTAATATTTTTCCGATTCCTGCTCCTTGACATATTTCGCTTACACCAATATTGCGGATAAAGAGTACTTTTCGCTCAACTAACTTTGGATTTTCGGATGGTTCTTTAATATCTAAGATTATGTAAGCAAGAATCTCTTTATTATTATTCTCTACTACAAATATCTCTATGGTTGTATCAATAAGCCATGCTTCGTATGCATTGTGATCCAAAGAAGCTGAAGTATCAGAATAAATATCTGGTCTTCCCTCTATATGTAACTGTTGAACTTGCTTGTTTATATTTGATATATCCCAAAAATCTTCTGAAGTAGCTATTCTTACAGTGAAAGGCAAAACTTCATTAGACATAAGTACATTCCTCCAAATGTTTTATTTAAAGTGGGTTTAACAAAGCACATCATTATCGGTAGCAAGGACAAAGAGGAACCCTACTATCACAAGGGAACCTCCTTACTCTCACCAAAACTTCCACCACGGCTTTTTCTTCTCTTTCGCAGCAGCAACTTCGTCGCGAAACCCCTGCATTAGCCGCTTCGTTTCCTGCATCTCACGTAGTGTCTTCATAAGCGTCTCGTCTCGTGCTTCCAATCGTTTTTCCACTCGTTCATTATGCGCCATAACGCTTGCTTTGATTTCTTCATTGCCTTGCTTCGCCTGCTCACTTAATCGCTTCTCCATTGCTAACATACTCTGATTCATTTCTTGCGCCATAACGCTGTACTGCTGCTGGAGCTGTTCTTGAATATGGAATGGTATTAAACTCGCTTCCTCCGGTTCATCTTTAATTATATCCGGATTAACTTTTTCTATTTGCTGCGCAATCATCTTCGCTGCCTTTTCTAGCGTCATACCGTCATGCTTACTAAGCTCAATTAATTTCTCAATCACCATAATGTCATTGTCTGTGTATTGGCGTCTACCCCGATTATCTTTCTTTACGACGAATTTCTCTCGTTGTAAAACTTCCATGTACTTTCTAAGGGTGCTATCACTTATTCCTAGTCGTTTATATACTTCACTAGCAGAATAAACAATCTCGTCCGTCATAACGTCACAACACCTCCTAGTGACAGTATTCCATGATGGCTAAGAAATTCCTGCAAAGAAAAAAGCCAACTTATATAAGTTGGCTTTTACTGTTTATTTTATTTAAGTCCATCTTGAATTGGTCTTGAAGAAACAGGAATAACTCTATATAAGAATACCGCAAGTTGTTCACGCGTTACAGATCCATTTGGATCAAAATTATTATCACCTACACCATTAGTTATACCGTTACTGTATAAAATTTGCACAGCTTCATTTGCCCAGTGACCTTGCATATCGTTAAATTGGTGATCAAACTTCTTATTTAACCAAAAAGCATTTTTAAATGAAGCTGCAACTTCCGCTCGCGTTAAAGTACGACTAGGGTAAAATTTCCCATCCGCCACATAAGCAAATACTCCATTATCGTATAATTCTTTAATCTCATTTTGGAACATTGAATTACCTATGTCATTAAAAGGGTGCGTTTGGTTTAAAGGATCTTTCCAAATTTTAATAGTTCGATATATGGTTGCTGCTAATTGCTCACGTGTCACTTTATCTTTAGCGCCGAAATAACCATTACCATACCCTTGCATTATTTTATGGTCAGCCATATACTGAATCTCTTTATACGCCCAATGCGATTGAGGTACATCTATAAAAGTACTAGATTGGGCACTTGCAGCTTTTATGCCTAGATTTGTGTTATTATTTGGTGTCTCAGCAAAAGAATTATTTGCAAAAAAAGTTGTACCAAATACTGCTGCGCATACACCTGAAATAATTAATTTTTTCATTACTATTCTCTCCCCTTAATGTTAAACGTCAATAATATAATTCCAACAATCATTATATAACTATTTTGGGATTAGAAAAAGAAGGAATTTATAAAAATTAATCCCAATAATAATCCCTTAATTAATAGAATTATATAGCCTTTGCAATCTCAACAAGTAATCGCATAAACAATGGAATCATTTGAACAACTATATAACCAATCCCTGCCCTTGAAATCAAACTGAATCCCCGTTCCTGGCTACCGACCATAATGAACAGACCGCCACATAACGCTACAACGGACGCTATCGGATAGGACACCGCTTTAATCAAGAAGATAACCGGTTCAAACGCATTTACAATGCGATTGTATAATTGGCCATCTATATAATTTTTTATTGCCCCGTCATTGGACTGCACATCTTTAAATACTTCATTCACATCTGGATTATTTCCATCAGCAAACACATGAGGAATATCTATTATGTTGCTGAATATAATAGCACTACCGATTACTAATGAAACGCGCACTGCGACAGGTGCGTATTTTTTTGCTTTCTTTTTGAACAAGCTCCACTTTTTCTTTGCTCCATAGTTACCATCCATAAAATCTTTGATGCTCATTGTCTCAGTTGCCATATGGTCCATCTCCCTATTTTTAATGAAAATCAGTAACCGTAAATATGTTGCAATCCAATCCCTCGCAAAGCTTCTGAAGTTGTTTTCTTCTATATTCTGTCGTGGTGTACCAAATAAACTTGGGTGGCTTCTCAAACACATTGCATTCCATTAACTTTCTATACTTCTGCATCTTGATACGGTTTGCACTCATTTTTTGCTCATGATCCACCTCTACAATGTGATAGCGTCCATTATCCGTAAATAACGCATCCGCAATTATAGAAACGATACCTTTCACATTCATCTTTACTTCTTGCTTCCACGTTTTCGGGCATTCATAAGCAATGTAGATGTCATTTCTCATAATATAATGGCGAAATTGATTCGAACGTTTGAGTATTTTCTTGCTCCCAATACGTTCACGCCCTTCCTTGTTGAGATAATAAACCTTTTCTCCATCCCTAAAACTAGACACATATTCTTCAATACCCTTCATTACACGAGAAGCATTCCTGTCACCGCCAAGATCATGAAGTACCTGAATTTGCTTTCTACTAAGAAAGCCGAGTTTCTTCAAGCTCAAGAGTATACTTTCCGTTCGCGCTTCCTTCATTGCTAACTTTTGCATTTTCATGCTCCTTTCTCGCTCTGATATTGATGTGTGGTTTTATGATGTTATCAATCTGCTTGTTATCGAGATAAACAGTCTGTAAGACCTTCTTCTCATTTGTTTGGTATATAGCCCTTCCTTTTATGTTGGGAAGACTCTCTGCGCCGCCCTCGTCTAGCACAGCACGGCTCCCTGCTTCTGTCTGTAATCTAAAGCAAACACGGGCCCCAATGTTTTGTCGTAACTGCGATGGTAATGCTTCGTTAGTAGGGTATTGTGTCGCATATACCAAGCGGAATCCCGCTGCCCTGCCACGACGACCTATATCAACAACGATGTCCTTGCACTCCTGATATGGCGTCATGTCGGCTGCTTCATCTACAATGACAAAGTATCTAGTTGGATCCCCGGCTTCTTTTATATCTTCATATCCTTTTTCTAGTAAGTATTCGTTTCTAGCATTCAGTTTATCTTGCAATTCCCTTAGAGTCTCAAGGGCTTCCTCGGGATTCTTCGCAATTGATTCGACTTGATTTAGGAATCTGTATCGGTTGAAAGAGAGACCACCCTTCAAATCGATAAGGAATAGCTTTATATTGTCTGATTGGTTTCGTACCAGAGCTGTAATAATGAGTTTTAATACATTCGATTTCCCCATGTCCGTCATACCGGCTGATATCATGTGCGATAACTGATCAAAGTCGTGTTTTACTAATCCATCCCTTGTATAACCAATAGGTACTTCCCATCCTTTACATTTCTTCATCATGTCATCTTCAAACTTCACAAAATCAGGAATCCCTTTCTCGTAAACTCTTATTTTTAGCAAACCGTCGTAAGACAGCTCAATTTCCTTTCTAACGAGTTTTTTCTTGTTTATGATGTTTTGTATTTGTTTCAAGATATCTTTTTGCAGTCGAAGAGATTTGAAGTCTTGTAGTTTGAAATCATAAACTTTGCTCTTGTGATTTAGCCCATCTTCTAAATGCTGTATCTTTTGTTCGAAATCAGAGAAACTAAGGCCAAGCGGAATTCTATACGCATACTCTATTCCCCACTCATTTCTCGTCTTACGGAGTAACTGTATAGTCCTGGTTTCTTTACCTTCTTTCACTTTCAAACCGCAATTCGCGCAAATCCTTTGAATCTTAGAAGCATCGGTAGTAGCCCCTTTTTGATGCATTTTCGCGAAAAGAATTACACCACCCACTGTTGCTGAACTTACTAACTCAAACATCAAATTCAAACACCACCTATTTTTGTGTATTCTGCAAGAATAGTCCCTAAAGATTAGAAGAGATGAAAACAGATATGAATCGTTGAAACTATTAGTCTTTCAATGTCTGAAGCATTATTCTGTGAGCGAATCCTATTTGGAATAGGTGAAACGAAGTTTTAAAAGGCTATTAATTTGGAACAGAGAATCGTAATTTGTTTGGTATGGTAAATGGTATTTTGCACTGTTTGGTCTTTATGTCAGTTTTTTTCTCTTGTTTAAAAAAATGACGAAAAGGGCAAGCTATGGTTGAGGTGGTAATATTGTTCGGATTAGGTAAAAAACGTAGTAAGTTCGGTCGCTGGTTAGACAAGCAAGGAATTACACAAGGGGATTTAGAGAAGGCCGCCAAGTTAAGTAGAGGTACGATTTCGAAAGTATGTAACGATAAAGAATACGCACCTAAATTTTCGACTATATCCCAAATAACAAGGGGATTGAAAAAATTAGGAAAAAACATAAATGAAAATGATTTTTGGATGTAGCTTCGTTCGTTAGAATGAGGCTTCTTTTATTTTCCTTCACTTGAACTAAAAATTTTTTTAAAAATACATATAAATTGTATGGAATATTAAAAAGGAGGGATAAAATGAATTCTTATTATTGTTCTACAGGAATTTACAATTCAATTTCACCTAGAGATTTTATGAGTCATGGTGGTCATGGTAGTGGTTCTAGTGGTTTTTTACCACCACAGCAATTTTATACAGGAGGTTGGACTACAGGTGGTGGTATGGTTGTATCGCCATATGGGGGCTGGACTTCAGGTGGTTTCTTACCATATGGAAGTTGGACTTCAAGTAGCGGATTTCCCTACGGAGGATGGGGTTCAGTTGGATATTATCCACCATATGGCGGATGGTCAATTAATGGCTAATAATTTAGTAATAATCAGCTCAATAAATTCGGGCTGATTATTTTTTTGAAAAAACCTCTTCATAAAAGAACATACATTCGTATATAATAAGAACTAACGTTCTGTTATTTAGGGGGAATAACGGTGTATGACTATTCAATATTGCCAAACCGAATTGTTTTATGTGTAGATCTTCGTAGCTTTTATGCTTCAGTCAGTTGTATCAAGATGGGATTAGACCCGCTTCATACAAAATTAGCTGTAGTTGGTGATGTGAATAGGAGTGGTTCTATTGTTTTGGCTGCAACGCCACCATTAAAAGCGTTAGGTGTTAAGAAAATGGCACGGTTGTATGAAATACCTCGTCGTAAAGATGTTCTCGTGGTGAATCCAATTATGAGTACTTACATAAAATGCTCCAATTTCATCACGAAACTAGCTCTACAATATGTTCCTGTTGAGGATTTCCACCAATATTCCATTGATGAATTCTTTATGGATATTACGGATAGTATTCATTTGTTTGCTAACGACCCATATGATTTCGCATTGAAATTTAAACGTGAAATATATGCGAAGACACGAATTGAATGCACGATAGGAATTGGCCCTAATCCTTTAATGAGCAAAGTAGCGTTAGATGTGGAAGCGAAGAAAACGAAAGATTGCATAGCATACTGGAAGTACGAAGATGTACCCATAAAATTATGGCCAATACGACCACTTAATAAATTTTGGGGGATTTCAGGTAAAACAGAAGCGAAGTTAAACCGAAAGGGAATACATTCAATCGGAGACTTAGCGCAGTACCCGCTTAAATACTTAAAACAAAGTTTTGGCGTTATTGGTGAAGAACTACACTTACATAGCAACGGCATTGATTTTAGCCGTATATCAGAAAAATACGTTCCAGCAACAACTTCTATTGGTAAAAGCCAAATACTAATGCGTGATTACACAATAGAGGAATTCCCAATTATTCTACTAGAGCATATCGAGGAAGTTTGTTATCGAATGCGAAGACAAAACAAACTAGCTCAAACTATTCATTTTTCCATTGGTTACAGCAAAAATTATTCTGGTGGTTTCAAAAAAACTCACACTATGAACCGGCCAACCAATTTAACAATGGATATTTATAAGATTTGTACATATTTTTTACACGAGTTTTATACTGGAGAACCCATTAGAACTATCAATGTTTCTTTAACTAACTTAATAAATGAAGGCGAAGAACAAATCTCACTATTTGATAATGTAATACAACGAGAAAAAGAAATGAAACTAACTAAAGTAATGGATGAAATACGCACTAAATTTGGTAAGAACAGCATATTACGAGGGATTTCGTATACAAATAGTGCAACAGCAAGATACAGAAACACATTGCTAGGGGGACATAAAGCATGAACAACGCTAATATGCCAAAAGGAAGAGGAATGGTTAAATGGACTCCGTTCGCTGCGATGCCGGAGCAATTCGCTGGTATCCGTAAGATTGTTAAAGAAAAGACGAAAGTAGAACGCCCGACATTAACCCAAGATGAACAAGAACTGATTGAGAACATGCTATTATGTTCGTTGCTTTCTGAAGAAGAAATAATGATTACATATTACGAAGGTGGTTTTTTACTTACTAACTATATGACCGTTGTTGATATTGATCCGCTGAATAAATCTATAATTTGTACGGATGCATTTTACAATAATATGACGTTGAAATTTATTGATATTATTGATGCAAAATAAAAAAAGGCCGCCCAACAGGACGGCTCTTATTTTTGTTAATCAAACTATTCTTTTCTAAGAAATCACTTCCTATATATAGAAATCCATTTTTTGTAAAATTAACAAATTATTCCTAAAAGAATATCAAAAACCCCAATACATCCATTTACTTTTAAAACCAAATATATTAATATAACATTTGTCATAAACACATAGGGAAGGAATGGATACGATGTTACAAAAAATTAAAAGAATTATGGTTGTTGCTGCTGCAGCTGTTACGTTATCAGTAGGCTTCGCAACATTTGCTCCAAAAGAAGCATCTGCACATTGGGCAGACAACCAAATGAGTTGGGCTATGGGTAGAGGTTATATCACTTCTGATATGCGCGATAGTCTAGCGACTCGACAAGATACGTGGTTAATAATTACTCGTGCTAAAAAGCGCGCAGGTGATGCATACACTTATGATTATGCACAACGTTATGTGAAAAACATGCAGATCTCAGATGGTACGCGCGGAACTAACTGGATTACTCGTGATGAATGTGCTGCCATGATGCTGCAAGCAACTGGAATTTCAAGTTTATATCGTAACGGATTTTCATATGTACAAAAATACGGTAAGCAGTATGGTATATACGATGGAAGTCGTGGCAGTGATTTCGCGACAAGAGCCGAAGTTATAAGCATGCTTCATAATGCGTATTACAAAATGGGACTTTAATATTTTTTGTTATAATTAAGTAAAAAATATTATAAGAAAAAGGGACCTAAGTATTACAAATGGTCCCTTCTTTTTTTCACTTCACATATACATATTCTCCACTAGCGGTAATATAAAAAGTTAATCCTTTTGAATTATGAACTTTATATTGTGGTGATCCATTTACACTTACCTTCGCATCAATCATAAATCCTAATCCTGCATCTACAGAACCAGAAACATCTTTATCTTGCCAAGATGGAGCACCATAAAAACGTAGATTGTTAACTTTAGATACAACGCGTTTCCCTACAATAGAAAAATCCACTGTACTTTTCTTACTAAACTTTACATAAGATGGATCGTTCTTAATCCACTGATCTCCACCAAGATTTAACCAACCATCCTTTTCAGCCCACACAATATAAGATTCTGTTTTATTTAACTGGCGTATTTTAGAATAGCTTGTACCTGGTCCTTTACGTAAGTTAACGTTGTAACCTTCAATATAGGCGATACCGTCTGTTACTGCTGTTGGTACTTCTGCTGGTTTAGATGGCCTTTCAGGTACAAAAACATCCACATTAGAATTATTATATGCTCGTTGTACATCTGCTCTAAATTGAGCTTCTGAAACGCCATGAGACTTTAAGTAATCAATTGGATCTTCATGGTCTGTACCGCCAAGGTGATGCGTTACATCGCTATGTGTCCACAATCCTTTTTCTACAGATATCTTGTTATCTTTTAAAATTTCCGCTAAAAGTTTTACGTATTTTTCATATGAACGTTTGAATTTTGCATAGTCTGCTGTTTCACATAATTCAACGTGGACAAAGCGCTTATTCGCAGCAGGTCCACCGCCATAAGCAATGTACTTTGTATCCGCGATTTGGATTGTTTCATTCCAATCGACTGCATAGTGTACGAATGCTGAACGCCATGTACGAGACTCATACTTTTGGATATTAATAGCTGGAGCTTCTGGAGTTGCTGTAGAATGTGCTACAACACCCTCATATGCACCCACGCCATAACGGTATGGTTGTTTAGGTAAATCTGGAATGATAAGCGTTCTATCAGCAAAAGCGCTTGTTGCAATAGATAAAACTAAAATAACCGCAAAGACTACAGAAAAAATATGTTTTAAAGTCTTTTTCATTTTTCATCAACATCCTTTTTCATAATTTTTGTGTGATCAAATAATCCGCTTGCTGACAGTCCAATGATGATTCCTTGAAATACATTTGTTTTTATATCTCCGCCCAAAAATAAAACGCCTAGCACAATGCCAAGCGTTACATTCAATAGCGGAACATATTTTGTTTGTAATCCAATTGTTTTTCCAATTTGCGAAAGACCTACTACAATGCCAATCATTACAGCTAAACTAACCATTACATACCACCTCCCTTCAAAAAGAAAGTGAGAGCTGCTCCTACAATTCCACCGACAATAAGTCGTAAAATCCAGGTAGTATTTGCGCTAATTTTATCTAACTGTTTGTTGATATTGATAATGTCTTTTTCGTTACCTGTTGTTCGTATTTCTAAGCTTTTAACTTCTAATCTTATTTCTTTAATTTCTTGCTTTATTTCTTGAACATCACTTCTTACTTCTTGTAACCCCTCCACTTTGACCACCTCATTTCAAAATAAAAAGAGCAGCGAAATCGCTCCTCTTTGCTATAAAATCCGTATTTTATTCAAATTAAAAACAGCTCATGGCTGCCCTATTTATTTACATGTATTTAGTTAATATTGATCCGCTGATAATGCTTTTTCTACCATTCTATTTTCTACTTCTTCCACATGTTCAATTGTTACTTCATCAGAAGCCACCGGACTCTTTCCAGTTAACTTTAAATAATCGTCTGCACAGATAACACTTACTTTACCGAAAAGCTCAATCTCATAAACTCTACCACCCTTATTACATAAGTCACATGCAGTAGCAATCCGCATACTCAACGTGCCATCAGGAAGCCCCCAAACTTCAACTTTTGTATCTTCCTTGATACCGCAAAATTCTAGCATATCGTTTGGAATGCTAACGGTGACTTGATTTTCACCTTTCTTCAAATCAACTACTCTACCTAAGAATGGTGACCGTTCATTAGGTGGCATTGGACGCATAAATTTGTCTGGATTCATACTCATCTCCCTCTCTATGTTCTAGAAGTCATATTTGTGAAATCAACATAATTCCATCTACCATCATGGAAATACCACCCTAAACCTAAGCTACCATTTGTATAATGAATAGAACCTGCATTAGCACCAAAGTATCCACCACATACGTTAATCCCATTACATTCAATTGATTGTGTCGTTGCAACAGGATCTTTTGATTCAATCCGAAATCTATTTTCATTGTTGTAAATGTGACCGATGTAACTTCTACGTTCTCCACCGCCACGGGGATAAAAACTGAGTCCTGCACGATCGCTTCCAACGAGTGCCATCATTTCGCCATTGCTTATGATTTCAAGCGGCGCATTCATATAGTTCCATTTGTTCACATGATTGTGATAAATAACATTATCTTTTGTACCAAGTGCAATTGTAGAAAAAGGCAGTGTTCCGTTTACGAGTTGTCCATGTGTTGTATCCCAGTTGTAAACGGAAGGAACGTCACCTTCCACCAACTGAACACCTGATACAGCAATTGCTTGCATATTATTTAAGAGCCCCTCGCCAAATAAATCAATATACACATAACCATTTCCTTCTACATAGTTACTCGGCACAGTGAAGGTTAAAGCGTATCTTACTATTTTCCCAGTTTGAATGCTTGGTGCATCGTAAGTTTTTGATGCTCGTCCAAGCTCCACGGGAGTGTCACCGTTATATTTACCGAATACCGCTCTCATGATTGGCTTGTTTGTAATGTTTACACGATTATCATTGGTAGTTGCTCTGAAATGAGCCGACAATGTGTATTTCTTACCTGGTTTTACACCATCAAATAATGTAAAACGAATCCAGTTTCCTAAATCTATCCGCAACGGATTAACCATTGGCTCATAATTATTAACCACTGGTTTCTCAATATATGGATTAGACATAATTGTCCATGTAGGACTGTATTCGATCTTCAAAAAATAATTATTAAAATTCTTAAAAGAAATGTGTGAAAAGTCATGATCTGGAATGAGATTCTTCCTTGGTGTTACTGAAAATTTCTGCCCACGCTCATCTTCAAAAAAGAAGTCAGCCATTTTTGCTGTAATACCATTTTTATCAATCGTAACTTTCCCATTTTCGATTTTAATTACATCTGCATTAATGCCTGTAGCGATGAGCCATTTTACAATGGTATCAGCGTTAATCTGCAACTTAGCAACATTAATTTGAATCTTTTCAGCTGTTTGGTTAATAGCTGAGATAATATCGCCTTTTTGGACGGTACTAGTAATCGCTTTTTCAGCTACCTCAATACGTCCCTCTTGTTTTTCTACATACGCTTTATCCGCATATCTTCCGTCAGCCTGTTGTTTCGTATATACTTCGTTTTTTACTGCAGCAAGTTTAATTCCCTCCGTATTGGCGGAAATAAGGCGCTCTAATTCAGTTGTTTTCTGGTTGTAATCTAGTGTAGCTACTTTATTGGAAATATCTTCAATCATTTTATCAGCATCCGTTTGATCTTTCGGATGCAACCAAAATTCTGTAGCTACTTTACCTCGCTGTAACATCGGAAGAGCAGCTCGTATACGTCCGTTTCTTTGAACATAATAACGCCATCTAACCCACTCTTCATTAGCTGCAACCTTTGAAACCATCATCATTCTTGCCCAATCGCCTTGTTTAGCCCATTGGATTTCTACACGCTGTGTTCTCATTCTAGTTCCTTTTGTAGCATTCCAGAACTCAATTTCCATCCATGCTTTTTGATCCAATGAAGCTATATTGTCAGTAGCAAACCAACCTGAAGAAATAAGATCCTCACCATTTGTAACTGATATAAATTCAGAAGCGGTACCAGACCAGTGATCACTAGTCTTTCCTGAGTAATCACTCCAGAAAGTTGCGTATCCTTTGTATTTTGAGTTTGGCTGAATGACAGTACCCTGGTTAATTGACCAATACTTGTTACCTAATTCAAGACCTGCGTTTCTAATTTCGTTGATAGAACCAATACCGCCTACATAGTTCTCAACATCTTTCTTTTTCATTGTTAGACTCAGTGCTTCAGAATGTTGTTCTAATTTTGTAGTAGCTTGAGTTAATGTTTTCCCTTGTTGTACTTGGGTCTCTTGTAATTTCGAAACACTTTGAGTGATTCCGTTCGCTGTCTTCTCTACTCCCGTAACACGTTTATCAAATCCGCTTTGATTATTTTCAACTTTTGTTACTGTTTCTTTGATTCCATTCACACTTTTTTCAATCTCGGTAGTTTTATTAGTTAGGATATTTGCTTGCGTTTCTACACTTGTTAACTTCTCGCTAATTTTCCCAGCTTGCTCTTTAATTTCAGTTGTTGTTTTCTTCAGATCATTTGCAGTTTGCTGCACATCAGATATTGTCTTTTTTGTGCCTTCCACATTCGATTCAACTGTATTTAATTTACTGTTGATATCACTATCTTTTTTAGTTAACGATTCAATAGATAATTTAAATCCGTTAGAATCCTGCTCAAACTTCGTTATCTTCTTATCAATCTCACCCTGTTTATTTTGCACATCAGAAATCTTACGACTAACACCTTGTAAGCTTTCCTTCACTTCATTGACTTGTCCCGTGGCTTGAGTTTGCGCTTCCTGCACCTTTTGGTTTAGCTCTTGTTTTGTGGATTCAATATTTTTATCGACTTGCTCAAGTGTTTCTTTCTTAACGGATTCCACATCAGGAACAACAGGATCCCATTTACCATCCTTCCACAATTTCAGAATACCAGGCTTACCTTTGCTAATATCTTGCCACAACGTTTTTCTATCCTTTAAGTTTTCTGTTGGTGGATTTAAACCTTCGATAATATCAACGGTATTGTTCTTCAAGTTTTCAGCCACTTGTTCAGCAATTTTCTTTGCTGCTTCCGATTCTTTTCGAATGACTTCTGTTTCTTTTACGTTTTCTTGAAGCTTTTTATCTAACATATCTAGTAATTCTTTAGATGCTTTATTTGATAGGCTACCCATGATTTGCGCGTATAACCTATCGATAAGGCTTCGTGTATCTTTAATTTCACGATAATTACCAAAGATATATTTATCTTTCGATGGATCAGTGTCACATTCATCTGCTGCTATTAACCTAGCTTCTAAGAAAAGTGGTGGACTAAATTCTGTGTCTTTTATTCGTACCGTATCTCCTTTACGAACCGCTTCATGAGATAAACCAAACACTTTTTCAAGTGCTACAGCATCCACTTCATATAGAGTAGAACTATCAATTCGTTTCTTTAATTCTGCTTCGGTTAATTGTTTGAGTCGTTGCTTCGTCATATCTTGATCTTCTGTTTGCGGTGAATAAATATCAAATAAATGCTTACCATCTTTCGACCAGCGTTGTAACGCATCGTTGTTACTTACGTACAACTTTCCACCGTTGATATCTTCAAAAGTCAGAAACTCTTCTTTCCCAGTATCAGGATTTTCTTTAGATGGCCCAACACCTACAAGAGCAGTTACTATATTTTGGCTGTTCTCAATACGACGAATGCCTTGTATATCTTTTCCTAGCACGAATTCTTTCCCATTGTCCCGACCAACTTTTTTTATTAAATCTACATACCGACCGACAATAAAAGAACCCCGTATTTCTATTCTGAAACGAATCTCAAGTCCAAAAGTAGATGCGATTTGTTTTAAGAAATCAAGCGGATTTGTGAAATCCTTAATAGGAATGGTACGTACACCACTGTACTCCGTAATCCCACGTTTCCAATCTGTACCTTGTAAAGCAAAGTCCATAGATTCGTTGACTGTAGTAGCTTGTAACGTTTGTGGTTTAATTACCGCTGCTTTCTTTAGCTTTGTATGTTCCCCGAGTGCGTGAATTTTTTTAGAACGATCTGCTGTATCTTGCTCTGCTTCTGTAATAACATACGAAACAAAAGTGCCATCTCTGGTTTGTTTTACTATAATATTTTGCTGTACAAGAGACGCCGATATTTTTGTTCCGTCCATTGTATTGAACTCTAATTGGTCTATATTATTTTTAAGCTCCCACTGGCGGATATCGTTCCAATAATTTTTTTCTTGTATAACACCAATGATTTTCTCTGTTTTAAAGTCTACAATGTGTAATAGATTATTTGTTTTATTCATCGATAGCGCTCCCTATACGTGACATCCACTTGACCTATGTTATTTGGAAAAACAGTTACATCGTTCTTCCCTTTTTCAATACGTATATAGTCACTCAGAAAGTCTTTTATATTAATTGCATCCGCGCCGTTAATACGAATACTGGCATCCGATGAATCAATTTCTACAACGTCTCCTTTTTGAACAATGTAGGGGATTTGACGTTCTGTATTGCTATTTACTCTTTGCACTTTAATATCGTGCACAGTTGCAGTCAGCGGAAACGCATCGTTAAATGCACATATATGCACAACAATCTGCGCAACCTTTTTCATAAAGCTATTGCCCGTATCGTACCATTGGGCAAATTTTTCCGTATGATAATTTCCTTTTTCATCGATTAAAGCAATATCACCTTGCCAATAGTTCCCTACCCGCGCAATGTGTAGACGACCATAAAAATCATTCCATGTTGTACGATAATAACCCGTTTCCGCTATAATCCTATGATTGTAGTCACCGTTTCCTACTATGACTTCACCGAAATTCTCGCTAGAATTTCTATACGCATCAAACATACCTACTTTTCCGACTACAACGCTACTTTCGTCTAATAAATAAAGTTCTACACGTCCCATAGTTGCAGGATTTAAGTTCCGACATTCGACTATTGCATCAAGCGTGAAATCTTGTAATGGACCTCCAGTGATACTTTTTTTCACTGCGGGTCCGTGCCAATATTGACCTTGACCGTAATCTGATGGCATAAAACGTGCGCCGTCTGCGATCATTTTCCCTGCTACGATTCCGTAGTCTGAAACAAAGTCTTTTCCTACTTCCGTCCAGCCCACTAAAGAATTCGCTTTATCATGCATAACCAATTCATACCGACTTATTGGTGTTTCATCTACCTTAACTGGATATCCAATACGGAAATGCTGATTTCCATTTTCATTTACAATATCGATAAATGTAGAAGAGTTCTCTACTTGTATCTTAAATTTTGGATCAGCAAACTTTGATCCTACATTAGTCACTACGGCTTTAAGTAAATTATTACTTTCTATTTTCGCTTTTACAGATTGTTGTGCACCTAATTTAAATGCTGACGTACAAATAAAAGTTATCTTGCATTGGTAAATTCTATCTGTTTCCAATAGTTCCTCCACAGACTCTTTCATACCGTAATACGTCATTTCGGGCTCATCTGCAAATACAATTGGTACCTCTTCTTCTGTATCTAATATAGAATTCAATTCGTTTAGGCGTTTTCTTAAATCAAAAGAAGAGGCCCCTTTAAGTGTAACTTCTACTTCAAGGGGCACCTCTGGGTTTCTCTTTTTCACATAGCGGGATCCAGGCCGATTCTGGGTAGTAATCCTGCTTATTTCATCACTCATCACACCGCGACCTTTTGGTATTCCTACCAAAAGATAACCGTCATTATCTTTATTTGTAAACTGATTTTCTAAATCGATACCATTAAAAATAAGCAGTTTACTCCCTCCTTCCTAGAACGCTTGTTTACGTTCTTTAACAGCCTCTTGCTGACTTGTAATATCATCAACAAATCTTGAGAATTCTTGTTTGCCAAGTTGTACATTAATATAAGCCGGTTGTTTATTTATTGTTTGTATATCGGATTCACTTGTATTGCTTCCATTTTGATTTTTACTTACAGCATCTTGTCCAAAATTAGAAATTGCGGATATTCTTGAGGCATTTGCAGGTGTTTTGTACCCAGCAGAAACCATTGGAATTGTTGTCCCTGATACAGCCCCCATAGAAACATCACCAAGTGATATTCCTTCTGATAACGAATCAAACGCATCCTTCACTGTTACTGCCATATTTTTTGCGGCTCTTAAAACCGGATTCTCCATTTGGTTAATCCCCCATATTAAACCTTCACCGACGTAATTACCTGTATCTCGCATTTCCCTAGAAGGGGACTTAACTTGTAATACTCTATTTACAGTACTAACAATGCTACTTCCTAAACTCTTCGCAGCATCTATTGCATCGCCAATCATCGAACCAATTCCACCTATTAATCCTTGAACAATATTTACCCCAGTTTCAAAGAGATCAACATCTCCTAAAGACTCTAATAATTGGCTTCCAATTTCTACACCTGAGCTGAATACTTCGCCAATTAAACTCAAAATACCGTCAATTAGAGCACCTATTAGTTCAACGCCAGCTGCTAGCAATTGTGGTAAATGTTCTATAATTGCTTTTAACAATTCCGCCATTAACCTTATTGCAGCAGAAACCAATTGAGGTAGAACTTTAATTATCCCGTCTATTAATTTAGTTAATATTTGCACACCTGCATCTATAATTTTTGGTAGATTTTGTACTATAACCTCAGTAAACTTCGTAATTATTTTAATAACCGCATCTACAATCTGAGGGAGCATTTGAATAATCCCGTCTACTAGTTTTATTAAAATTTGCATTCCTGATTCAATAATTTGCGGTAAATTTTGAATAACAACCTCAGTGAATTTCGTAATGATCTGCATCACAGCATCAATTAATTGAGGTAGAACTTGAATGATTCCCTCAATTAATGAATTAAGGACTTTAATCCCTGCATCTATAATTAACGGCAGATTTTGAACAATGGTATTTAATAATGTTGTCAGAATCTGAATAGCCGCTTCAATTAATTGAGGTAGCATTTGAATGATTCCATTAACTAAAGATAGTAAAATTTGAATCCCTGCATCTATTAACATAGGAATCATAGGAATTATTGTTTGAATGAACATTGTTATAACTTGTATTGCCGTCTGTACAATCATAGGTAACATTTGTGTAATACCTTGAACAAATGCATTTATCATTTGAACTGCAGCTTCAATAATTACAGGCAAAGCCGTTACAATCGCATTAACTAGTGTTTGTATCAAGGAGATACCAATTGCTATAATCTGCGGTAACAGCGTTGTGATCCCTGTTATAAACGTTGTTACAATTAGTAAAACAGACTCTATAATTTGTGGCAGTGCTTGTGTAATCCCTTGCACTATTCCAATGATTATTTTAACTCCTTGTTCTAGAAAAACAGGTAATTGCGTCGTTACAAAGTTCGTTAGTCCTAAAACTAGATTATTTAGGATTTCTCCAAACTTACTAACCATTTGAGCGCCACCAACCCCAGTTGCTTCTGTCATTCTAGCAAACATAGTGCCAATGCCGATGACTAATCCAGGTATACCGCCAATCAAAATAGCTAAAATTGATGGGAAAATCGTTTTAAACACTTCAGTTATTCCGGAAAAGTCACCATGAAATGCTTGTATAATAGAAGTCTTCATTGAATTTAGTGATTCTTTGATTTGGTTAACAAAATTATTAATCGCCTGTATCGTTTCGTTACTGAAACCAATGGATTTCAACAATTTATCACCAGCATCTGCATTACCACTAATAATTTGCCAAAAAGCTTTTATTGCATTTAATGCATTGTTAATAGCATTCCTAAACGGTTCAATGTTTTTGTAAGCATATGTGAATCCTACCGCTAATCCTGTTAGTGCCGCTGCGAGAGCCCACGCTACAGGAGTGGCCATTGCTAATACAAGAACAGCAGGTTTAATAATCATCCATAATGCAGCAAACGCTGCTCTGTAACCCAATAATAATCCCATTCCTGCACCCAATGGCAACAATAGGAGCGTTAAGGCTGGAACAAGCATCATTGTCCCTTGAATGAATTTCGCTAAAGTAGGATGTGCTTCATTAAACGCTATAACCATTTTCGCCATAGCATTGACGAAATTAAAAATTGGAATCATTAGAGCTGCAAAAGCATCCCTCATCGGGTGTAGTGCTTTTGTTAACGACTCCATCATATTTTTATATGCTTCTGCATATTTCGGATTCATTTCCATATTTGCCTTGTGCAATTTCCCATAGAATAACACTGCACTAACTCCCACGACTAAGAAAGCCTGTCCCATACCCATTACAGACTGATTTATAATTCTGATCTGATCATTTAGTTGTTTAGCATTTGCGTTAGGACCCAAAAACTCTAAAGCGAGCTGTGCTGCACTACTTCTATTCGCTAACCTTTCCATTGCATTAGTGGCCATTAATGTACCTCTTGATAAGTTATACAACGGATTTCCCATACGTTGTAAATTAGCCGTTAACTTACTAGAAGTTGTAGACATGTTGTTCATCATACCGATTGTTTGGAGTATAGATGCCTGTGCCGCCACATCATTTGCCATCATTGCGTCATTAGCAGCTTTTTCAGCAGCACCAATTGCATTAATCTGAGAAATTAAATCCTGGGCACTTCCAGAATACGTTGCCATTCCCATAGCAGCATCCAAATACGCTAATTTCGTACGTTTTAATTCTTCAATGTGTGGACGCATTGCTTCTCGTTGCGCGGCTTTTAATTGTCGTAACCGTTGACTATATTCGCTATTTGCATCCCCCATATTTTCGATACTTCTTCGATACTCCCGAGATGTACGATTTGTTGTTCTAACAAAATCATTTAATTGACTTTGCATAGCCGCCATTTCTCTTCGTATCTGATCCGTCTCAGCCCTAAACTGAACGATTAATTCCTCTTGTATCACCAAAATCTCACCTACCTTTCAATCAACCTAAATTGAGATTTTGTAAGAATTTTATATCTTCCTCAGCTTGCTTCGCACGATTTTCAATAGATTTTTTCTTCTGTTCATCAGTAATCATTTTCGATCTATCAAATAAATCTTTTGGTTTCATACTCTTCTTTGGATTACTGTGATAAACCGAGCGCATCATCAGAGCAAATATGCTATAGGTTTGCAATTCATCTAAATATTGTTCATTTCTCCCTGTCATCATATTTTGAAACTCACGGGGAGTCAGGTTCATTACCTCATTTGGTAATAAACCTAAATACCTAAATCCATCCTGCTGTACCTTGTCTATTTCTTCTCTAGAGAAGTCTGCGGTTCGTCGTCCGTCCCGTACATTTCCTCCGCGATCTCCTTGAACTCTGGATTCTTCGCTAGTAATTGTTTCTTCATTCGGTTTTTGTACTGTTTCGTCTTCGCTTTGTAGAAAAAATTGTCCGCTACCACTTCGTTAAGGACATCTTCAATGTATTGTTGGGAGATTTTCTCCTCTACAAACAGTTTTTCAATAGTAGCTGTAACTTTAGCTCGTGTAAATCCTTCTTCTGTATGCATTAATCCGAACTAAACTGCATCTTCAAACAGGTCTAAATCACCTTGTAAACAAGCAGCGATAACTTGGTTTGCGCCCCCTTCATATTTCTTGTTCAATTCTGCAATAGATTTATAAGTAAGTTTTAATTCATATTCTTTTTCTTCGATTTCAAAACGCATATATATCAATCTCCTTTTAATTGGATGTTATTTTCAAATTTAAAAAGAGCGGTGAAAACCGCTCTTTATTCTCCTGCACCTTTAGGAATTTCAGTTAATGTTTCTGTACGTGTTGTACCAGAAAGCTTTGTCTCTACTGAATAAGAAACAAATTCTCCAGTAGATGATGATCTTTCAAAAGAAGTCAGCATATATGTTCCAATTTCAGCTTCTTTTGTACGCTTATTAATTTCATAAATCTCGATGTACTCTTTGTTTCGAATAGCAGCTTTTGCAGCCGGGTAGAACACGTCTCCCTCTGATAACGTACAACCAAATGAACGAGTCTCAGATACTTTACCATAGTCATTAATCGTTCTATCTTTCGACTCTGCTTCAATCTCATCTGCTTCAATACTATGAGATTCTTCGTTTTGATCAAACGGACGAACTAATTTTTTTGCTGTTGGATTTGCTGGATCCTTTATCATCGCAGCGATAATATATTCGTCACCACGATACATTTTATTTTTCACAGTAGGTGTTGTTTCAGTTGTGCCAGCCATACATTCACACTCCTTAATTCAAGTAAGTTTGTTGGTATTCAAAAATCATTGTTAATTGCGCTGAACCAACCTCAACTGGGGCGGTAGTCACTCTTCTTAAATAGACGGTATCAGGCGATTCACTTCCATCTTCATTGCGAAGATTCACTGTGTAACCGCTACGTCTAATTAAGTTTGCAATCTCATCAGATAGATTCATAGCTTCCTCTGTCGTTGCATTAAAAAACCTTACTGTCATTGTGTACAGTAAGGTGAATGTATCCTTTGTATTTTTTAAATCATTCGTTGATAAGTGCGGGAAATAAACTGAAGGCACTCTTATTTCTTCTGGTACCTGCTCATGATAAGCGAATGAACCTTGAGGCAAGTTATCGAAGACAAAAGCCTTCATAGAACCGTGTATCTGTGCGTACATAACCTAACCTCCATTCACCCACTGACGGAATTTCCGGTCAAAGGCAGTTTGGAACATACGCTCATAGATTGCTATTGCATTCTCCCAATAAGGACGACCTTCTATGAATTTAGCAGTCAGCATCATTCCAGTTGGTGCATGCGGATCATATTCAAAATTATGCCCTTCCCATCTTCCCGGGACGAATCTCCTTACCTGCTGCCATCCATCATTCTGAAGCTTCGCATATTCCACATTTGTCCCCACCTCTAATACTAAACCGCCATCAGAGGAACGCCATACGTTCCCATCTCCGCCCTTATCAAACGAATTTAGCAGTCTCCTAGTATCAACAACCGCTAAAGAAATGATTTGATTTTGTACTTCTTCTAGAAATTGAAAACCGCTAGCTTCAAGCCATAAAGCGACGTTCTGATCTAACCCGTTCGCCATACGATTCAACTTAGCACTGAATTCGCGGAACCCTCTAGTCGTTATTTGGCTAGCCATGGCTCACTCTTCCTTTCTGCAGTGGCCTTTATATGCGAAACCTCGCTAGTAAGTGGATGCACTACCGGAAAAGGATTGCGTATATAGTAAACGACATCAGTATTCTTCTTGATTACCTTGTCATTATGTTTTATATCTGTACCAGGCATAAATAGCACTCGTGTGTGCTGTTCATTTAGTTGATTTGGTGCAGATTGTATTGCAGTAGGTCTACCACTTACTACATTCTCTGCAAAGTAACAACTTTGTTCTGCTATATCAGGATTTTCATTGTAATAATATACAGTTTCTCCTGGCTGACCAAACTTACCTGGCTGTTCTTTCTTCTGCAAATGGTAAACATCACATGCGTGAACCATCATTCCTTTTAGAGACATTAAATAGACCTCATTTTAAATATGACTTTCTTTTTGCTTGTGTTAGGTATAAATCCCTTTAATAAATTAAGCACATCCGGTTTGGTGATACTTGAACTATCCTTCGTATACGAATAATCCCCTCCACCAACACTTTCAGACTTAATGCCCTCCATAGCTTTCGTATCAGCATTTTTATAAGCGTAATGCTGTGCCAACTTCTTACAAGCTAGTTTTACCTCTTTAGGAATTACCGGGAATCTCGTTATATCAGCGAAATTAGCTATGTTAGGAATATTATTAATCTCTGTTTCCGCCTCAAGTATATCCTGCTCCAATAGAGGAACAGGACGCTTTTTCACTTCAGGCAGCACAGTATAATCTATTAATTCTTGAGCAGTAATAAGCGACATACCTATCACTCCTCTCCTTTAGATTTACTACCTTCTTTTCGGACTGCAAATTGTTCGTTACCACTTAGATAATCGTACGTTTTCTTTGTAACCTTCTCTTCTTGCCCCAATAAAAATAGACGTTCATGGACGTCATATGTTTTCCCGACTATTAATTTAGCATAGTAATTCAAAAGTCATCACTCCTTAACTTTGATAACTTTTGCCACTGCATCTTCCTCTTCGAACTTCACATCAACTTTCGCAGTTAAAACAATAATGAATTTACGAGCGCGAATATCCTTATCCACTTCAATTCGAATATTACGGCTCATACCTGTCACAATATTTTTAGGAAGAGTTAATAAAATATCAGATACAGTATTGGCTCCATCATTATATGGCTGTAACATAGCAATCCCCTCTACTGGAATACCATAAGCAGAAGCTAAACCACCTTGAAGTGAAACATCCCCTAAGTTAGTTTGTCGCATTGCTACTTGATCTTTCCATTCAATTTCTAAACCATGTGATGTGTAAAACTTCCAATCTTTAGGGTTACGCAGGTATTTAGCAGGAACAGCTTTATAAGCTTTCTTAAATACATCTTTAGTAAATGCACCTGCAGCACCATCTACAACATGCGACGTTGCTTGTTTACGCAGACCATCTAATAAAGCTAAATAAGGATCTGCAGATGCTATATCACCATTCAAAATTAATTCTTCAATATCTAATGCAGCACGATCTGCAATCATCTGCATGATAGTATTTTGAAGATTCCCACCCTCAATATTGTTTTCCAAAGTATCATAAGTAATATGCACTTCAGCAATTACTTCTTTGGCATTTAACGTAATTGTACTAGTTGATGGAGCAGAGCGATCAGAGTCTTTTAAAGGTACACCTTCAACGCCAGGACGAAGAATACGGGAACCAAAGCCAATCTTTTCAATTTTAAGTGTGTCTGAAGCCATTTGAATAAAGCGCGAATCCTTTAAAATAGTAGGGGAGTTTTGCACCATACGTAAGAATGTATCAGCTTGTTCAGGATTCATTAAACCACCACTAGCCAATGTGGCAAGAGTAACGTCTGCTTTTTCAATAATTGTTTTGTTATTAAGTGTCATATACCTTTTCCTCCTTCAGGCTTACAGTAAGCCATTCCATACAGATTTTTTGACTTCAGTTTTTTCAACAACATCAGTATCTTGTTGATTGCTAACGCCTTGAGATTTTTTCAACGTTTCAATCTCTTCACGTAGAGGAGCAGTCGCAGCTTCAACAGCTTTTTCTACTCTAATATCTTCTTCTGTTTTTTCCTCGTCGATATTAAGATGTTTTTTAACAGAAGCTAATTCCTCTTTAATTGGATTCACTGCTTTCTCTACTGCGGATGCTAATGTCTTTTCTAACTGTTCTTGATTAAACTCCATATTATCTTCCTCACTTCCTGCACCTTCTGTTGACGGCGCGACGCGTGTTTTTAGATTTGTTAACGAATCAATAGCTGCATCGATATCGGACATGTTCACATTACTGATTTTCTTACCAGCTTTTTCTACTGCGAAAAGGAATGTTGCTTCATCATCAGCATCTTTCACAACTTCAATCTGTTTTTGCCCACTAAAAAAGCCCTTCACCAATTGGAAGAAGGACTTCATTTGTTTCTCTTCAGTTTTAGTTACTTCTTCCTCAATTACTTCTGTCTCGGCAACTCCTGCAAGGGAATAGCCTGTCATTTTTCCATCTTTAATATCTTTCCAAATCTCATCGGTTGCTTCTGTCACCAGTACCCATGTACCTTTTGTGATTATTTCACCGTTTATTTCCATATCGACAGGAGCTACATAACTTTCTACTACTTTTCCTGCTCCTGCATTAAAATCATGTTGAGTGTCGATATTACGATACTTAGCAATAAAATTATGAGCGGATTTTTCTATTTCTTCCGCAGTCATGAAATCCCCGTGTGCGTCATGAGTGTTTGGGTCATCCGCGCTACCAGGAGAGTATACAATTCCATATACAAGTTTTTGCTCTTCGTCTTCACCTTTAATAATTTTGACTTCTTTTTCAAACGTTGGTTCCTGTTCACTTTTCGTTAAGAAGAATTTCTTTTTGTTTGCAGCTTTATCCACAATAGAAACAAAGCTTACATCCACGTTTTTTAGTTTTCTTGGCATTTACTCACCCCCTTTCAAATATGAATCAGCTTAATTTTAGAAGTCTTCATTTCTTGTTCAACTCCTTCAAAGTTTCTTCCCTAATCTTCTGTTTCTCTTCTTCAGATAGGCCTAATATATTGTTATCTACGGCAGGGGACATAATACATTTACAGTTAATTCTTTCACGCCCACTTAACGAACTATCACGAGGAAACATACACCGTTCTCCAGAACCGGGGAGCTCAAATTCTTCCTCTACCAGAACCGTTGTACCGTCATACGCCACATGATTATCACGAGGTTGATTGTTCTTTGTACCGCTATGACGCCACTTCTTACCTATTACAGCAGGGGATTGACGATATGATTCAAATTGAGAAGCAGAACATGCTGCGAGGACTTCTGTCTGCGCTGTTGTCTTTGCTCTTTTACGGTCGAATTCCGGTAGCTTCGCAAGCTCTCTTGCTATTTCCTGAATACCTTTCCCTTTCTTTAATCCCTCGTTTAAAATACGCTCTACTGCTTTTTGCGAGTTAATCTGCATTAACTTACCTAATTCATCAGACCAACTATTAATCCACTTTGTAGTCCGTTTTGAGAAGATATTAAACTGAATATCAGGATCAATTGCATCCATGAAAGCTTTCGTCATATCCTTCATCGTGTAATTAAGGAATTTCCTCGCTGCTTTACTCAAACTTTTAGCGAATGTATCAGCTCCAAATAGACTGCCAGTAACAAAGTCGATAATATCCTTTATCTTGATACTCTTCTCTACAGCATCTTTTTTCGTAAAGTTCTTAATCCCATCTATAAAATATTTCTTCTGCTTCCTTAGCAGTTTAGCAATCTCCTTTTCGAATTCCTCAACGTATCCTGGTAACATGTCCAATACTTCTAAATCAGCAGGTAATGCAGCCGTAAAATCATCAGTATCAGCTTTCTCTATCCACTCATTTAGTGAAGTTAGCAATTTATCAATCTTCTGCATCTTGCATCGACTCCAGTAAGTCACGTAGGTCTTTCATTACATTGATTAAATCTTCATTTGAACCGCTATCAGCTGACTTCTGCAACTTCTCACTTAGACCTTTTTCCCAACCGCTTACTTTACGTTGACGTTCTAACACCAGAGCTACAGGTTGGTCTGCTTCTGGCATATTGTAGTCTGAGAATTCTTTATTTAACATGTTACCTGCAATATTACGTATATCTTGGAATGTTAACCCGCCCTTATCAGCAAGTACCTCAATTGTTTTAACCATATCTTCAGTATTGCTAATCTCTGATTTACGTAAGTTCACATATACGTGTTTTAATCCATATGGAAGCAACAGGACATTGTTGATAATAAACTCTAAGTTGTTACGCTCAGGTTCAAATACCTGCTCCTCTGTAATCTCTCGTACAGATTCAGCAGTTGCTCTGTTAAAGTCGCGAATATAACCTACATATACGTCTGGTAAACGGAATGCTGATTGTACTTTTTGACGTGATTTCTCATCGTATTCAAGGAATAGAGCATCATTTTGCAGGATATCTGCTAGTGATTTAAGCTCGATATCCACTGACGTTGGAGTATCACCTACAATACCCTCTTCAGCACTTTCCACTTGCAGTAGCAGATATTTATGTTGATTATCTTCACCTTCAACATTCGAAACATAATCAGTTAGAGCTGCTTCACTTTCTTCTGATAAAATCCCATTCTTCAGCAAGATAGCCATCGGAATATGACGCCCTTGTTTGAAATAGCGTAGATTTAATTCCTCTGCCTTCCTAGCTCCTACCATATGAACAACATGCGATACCCAACGTGGGATACCATAAGGGCCATTCCCTATCTTCAGTTGTATTACTTCAGTGGCGTTTTTTTCGCCAAATGTAGAAGTACCAAATTGGCCAGTTTCTTTATTCAAGAAGCGTGGATCCCCGAATTCTTTAAAGTACGTGTCAGTATTTCCTACTCGCTGCACATAGCGACGAAATAGTTTTTTTCTTTTAACTTCATTTCCGTTAATGGTATAAGTAACCTCTTGAGGTTTATCATCCTTACGTGTGATCCTCATGTACTGCGACAACATATTTACTAATTCAGCAGGTTTCCCATCTAAATTACGAATCACTTCAATATATCCATTGCCTGTGGTTTCTCTATCGTCGATACTTGTCTCAAGAACTTCTTTAAACGGTTTGTCGAAACTAAAGAAAGGAATTACCTCATCATTCACAAAGGACCATTCCATTTTCATCTCTGTCGTTTCTTTAATATCACCTTGCTTATACTTCATCTCATGACCAAATCCAGCAATATTACGCTTATACGCATCAATACACTGCCCAAGAATCGTACTATTTTCCCTAATCTGCTGCAAATCTTCAATTATATAAGGCGGTTCGATAATATCATTAACTGCATTCTTCTCATTCTCGTACTCTTGTTGGCGAGATAATACTTGAGTACTTGTCCCTACTGCCTTAATTACCTTTGCACTAACTTTACTTTTCTTTGTCATTAAGTTGCTTCACCTCATTTCTTTTTCTTCTTTTTACGTAATCCGAATATAATCGTGTTAATAAAGTATCTCGTTTCGTCCATGTGATGGTCATTCTCTTTAAGTGGTTTATCCTCACCGCGTTGGATCGCTTTTTCATCCCATATATAAGAAGCAAACTCCTTAAACGTCTCAACGCAGCAATCGTTAAAGTATGCTCTGCCTGTATTAAGCGCTATACCAACGTTTCCAATTCCCTCTTTCACATTGTTACGAGCCTTATATACTTTCCTCTTATTACGCATCAATACAGCGATAAACGAAGCAGCCGAGGGGTCAATTACTGTTCCTTTAATTGGCAAATCACCAACGAATTCTTCATAGTCTTCGTAATATTCCTGGTCCGTTTTCTGCTTCTCCGTATCACGACCGCTATAATGGTACTCTTTGATTTTGTACCATACTTCTTTGCCACCATCTTCAATACATTTACCCCATAATCCATACGCCATAGCGTTCTGCGTACCATAGTCACAAGACACATAGTACTCGATATAATTACGATCAATAGACTCGACTTTGTGTATTTTGCCATCAAACATATCAAAGATAAGTCCAGAAGCAGCTGCCCATTCACCTTTGATATATCTGCGATAGAAAACACCACTATACATACGGTGATATCTTCTTTTCGTCTTCTCATCTAATGACAAATTATCATCCATAGAGAATTTAAGGTGTAGTAGATTCTTTTCTTTCTTTTGATCCAACCACTTCTCTTTAAACCAGTGATACGGCCCTGCAGGGTTACAGTTGAACCACATCTTCGAACCAGTCACAGACAAACGGCCTGTTGCTTGGTTAACAAAACTTTGTACCATAAGTGCCACTTCATCAAAAAACATGCCAGCGGCAGTAATTCCTTGGATCAAATCCTGGGAACTTTCATCTTTACCACCAAAAATATAAAAGAAGTTTGTCACACCGTCTTTAGTAATAGTAAGCATATTCTCACTGCGGTGATCTTTAACCTTATACCCTCGAGACTTCAACATCTTCTTGAGCGGCGTTATAACGTTACGACGATGCGAACCAATTGTTTTCCCGCACATACCGAAGTTCTCACCTTCGAATGACTCCATTGCCCACATAACATAGGAAAGAGCCATCGATACTGTTTTTCCGGCACGAATAGAACCATCGCAAATAATCCCGTCATAATCTTTAACGGGACTGTTAGGCTTCCACCAAGTTAATACCTTCAGCTGCTTCTTGGAGAATGGTTTAAATTTAAAGGGAGCAGGTTTCTTTTTACGCTTCGGAATCGTCGTCATGATCATCCCACACTTCCTCTACCTTTCCTTTTAGCGCCTCTTTGAAACCATCGTCTTCATACTCTTCCCCATCTTCTCCCTTAATACGAGCAGTATCAGCTTTCGTTTTTTCAATGTTAACTTTCATCTGCTCTAACTTCAATCGTCTCTCATCATCAGCATTTGCTAACTTATCGAACCTCTCAATCATAGAGGATAACGCTGTCATAGCGCGCGAATAAGCTGTAAGTAAATTAGCTTGTTTATCCCATGCAAACTGCACTGTGTACGCGTCTCCATTCAGTGATTCGCTAATCATCTCTTTTGACATATCGTTTTGACTGCGAACATGCATAATACGTTGTGAATTAAGGATATTGAAGTATTGCAGTTGAATAGAGTGGAATAGCATATCTAATTCATTATGATTTTGTATTTCATCTAGCAATTCCATTGCATGCGGATCGTCACTCGGGATTATCTTCCTAAACAATCCATGCGTCATAGCGTTATGGTTCCCTTTTGGCGGCCATGCCCTACTGCATTCTTGTTTCCATACTTAGGGTTCTTGTTTCCCGGATTACCCACTGCATTCTTATTGCCAATGGGTGCACCTGTTTTCTTGGTTTGGGTGCATCCTTTTTCAGCTTTTGGGTGCACCCCTTTTCGATTCCAGCCATGCCTTTTTCTCCAGGACTTAATTGTATTAATACTGACCTCATATTTCTCAGCCAATTCCTTATACTTCATACCTTGCATGTAATCTTCTTGAGCTAACTCGTGTTTTTGTTTCACTCCATATCACCCACCACCTTCTATATAATAGGAAGAAACTCGTCATAACTCTTCCTTATAGTAATTACTCTTTAAAATCCTTTTATTTAAATGTATAATTATATAAAAAGTTCTAAAAATTTGAATCGAGGTGAAAATCATGAGAAGTTTTAGTTCATTATTGATCTCTACTATCTGTTCAGCAATCCTCTTAGTTTGTAGTTCCCTTTCTTTTTATAATGAATTCTCAACAGGACATACATACTACTGGATTTACGGTATCATAGCCTTGGTTTTCCTTCTATTCTTTATCTTAAACGTGCGAGATATCATCAAGAAAAACTATAGAACATCAGGATAATAGGAGTTGATACATATGTGGAAAAAAATTAAGAATTATAGATTGAGCTTAAAAGATTTAAAGTTCATGTTATGGTTGTTCGGTATTACTTGTTTTATATACAGCTACAATTTCATTACAGGATTAGCTTTTGACCACAAATTCCAAGTCTATGATTTAGGTGGCTCTATAGCGACATTCGCCGCATTTATGGATACTAAGAATAGGATTAAAAATAAGAATTATAAGACTGCGTAATGTAAATGGGATCTTTCGGGATTCCTTTTTTCTATGCAAAATAAAAAAGCAGCGGATTCGCTACTTTCATTTCTTCCAATCTTTAAAGTCTTTATATTTCTTTTTATAAACTTTTTCGCTTACATTATCATGCCACTTATTGTCTTTCTCATCTCTACCATCTTTGAAGTTGAACTCGCTTATATCACCGTTTACATTTAGCCATTCTGGATTATTAAGAACATATCGATAAATAAACATCCTAGCTTTTTTTAATGAATCGAATTTTTCTTTAAATGGAATAAATTCATCATTTTTATATCTTATTACTTCATATACTCCATTTTCTTTATCTCCTCTTGTTTCGAAATACGGTTTAGTAAAACGATCCAACTTCTTCATCTCTACATCCCCTTTCTAATTAGATTCATTATACAAAATAAAAGAGGCTAATTTAGAAAGGTTTCATACTTTTTTATAACAAACCTTGTTCTTTCGCTCTCTCATAAAGAACTGTACGACTTACACCAGTAACTTCACATATCTTTTTTACTGTAAACTTATTCGTCTCTCGATTCGCAAGCAAATCTAAAGCATGTTCCATATTAGGATTATCATCGTCATATTTCTTAGGGCGTCCTTTATAAACACCACGTTCTTTGGCTAGTTCAATCCCCTCTCTTTGTCGCATTCGAATCAGGTCACGCTCTAACTGATTAACACCAGCCATGACAGTAAGTAGGAAAGTGCTGTATGGATTTTCACTTGTTGTATCTAACCAAGTATCTTTTATCGATTTAATCGATGCACCTTTTCCTTTAATTGTTTCTATAAGCTTGAATAAATCTTGAGTACTCCTACTAATTCGAGTTAAATCTGTAACGACGACTATATCACTTTCACACAAATTATCCAACATGCGTAGTAATTCTGATCTATCGGTTGTCGCCCCACTCGTTTTCTCCTCAAATATATAATCACATCCATAATTATTTAACTGTTTGAGTTGTCTTGCTAAGTTTTGTTCCTGTGTAGATACGCGAGCATACCCAAGAATCATCTCATATCTCTCCTTCGTCCGTATAAGTGTCCGGAAATTAACTATAAGCCAATAATACCATTGTTTTTCCGTACATGTAAACAGGACGTTAAGAGAGTTATATAATAAGGGTTTTAATTATGTCTGAAATGTGAACAGAATAAGTACCGAAAGAGTAGACCTAAACGGGATGTTATTTTCAGCAAATGCAGAAAATAACTTTTCCATCAATTTAAATTTCATGCTATAATTTTATTGTAACGCTATGGAAGGTGACTGGATGCATCGCGTCCGATACTGTCACCCCAGAAAGTGATTTCAATGAAGATTGACTTCAAGGTTAATATGGAATTTAGTTTCCATATGCCCAAAGAGTCCATCGTGAGTTTAGTAGAGATAGCTCTACTAATCGCACAAGCATACCTGGGGCAATAGTCTCAGGTATTTTTTCGTTCGTTGTGTTCGTTTATTTTGTTAATCCTTATCTTTCCTTAACAGCAAACAAGACGCTACCCAAATCACGGCAGCGCCTACGATAATTGCTATTGGTTTAATTAAACTTATTTATCCTCACGTCATTTATTTCTTTGCTTCCATACCCCATTCTCTTTACGATAAGTATTCTTTCCATTCATGAAGTCAGCTGTATTACCAGGAATGCTATATTTCTTATTCTTTTTCTTAGCCTTCTTCTTCAGCCTCTTCTCTTCTTGAACAGCTTGCAAATCCGTCTTCCATTGTTTCAACAAATCCTTTTCACGTCGCATCGAATTTGTACCTCTTAGAGTAAAATGTGCACCCAATAATTAGATTCTTCCTATTTATATACTCATTTAACCCAAATGTCCATTTTGTTCAAAATAAAAAGAGTACCCATCATTAGGTACCCTTAAACAAATAAGTATGGCGCTCCAAGTTTCACCTCATATGATAACTCGTCCCACGAATTCATCATATGCTTGTCTTATTAGAATGTTCACTAATTTAATGTGTAATTTCTATATAACAAAGAAAAAAGCACCCGTTGTGGATGCTTTTTTTCTACTTTTTATTCATTAAAAGGACGTAATTGTCGTTCATTACAAACTTGACATTTATACCACGCTACTTGTCGATCATAAACTTCCGTTACACCGTTTTCATTTTCGATTCCTTCTTTCTGGTTTTCCCACTGCCCGACCTGAATGCATCCATTTCCACAATACAAACATTTTTTCGTCTTCGATACCTTTGTTCCCCATTTATGAGGTGTACCAACACTCTTCAAATCACTTCCCCAATTTAATTCCCATTGTTTCTCTTGTTGATTTTCTTCCCCTGCTAATTTTCCAATATATTTACCTTCAAATTTACGCATTTCTCTTCGTTCCTCTCTGTATTAAAGTTCCTTCCTTATTAATACAAGGGATTGCTGAATAAAAGTCAATAACAAAATAAAAGCCATCACCGAAGTGACAGCTTTCAAGAGGATGGAGAAACATTCACGAAAGGGGAATTTCGAAATGGATCAATTTAAAAGTAATGTTCTTACTCTTTTCCAAGCCACAGCATCATATAATTTTCTAGCTCTTATTAGCTACGCGCTTTACGTTCGGTGACTGGGGGAAGACTAAGAATCTTCTCGTTTATACTCCGTGGAGCTGGTCAATACATCGGCTGTCGCATAGCCTTCACTGACCCATAGTCTTTACACAATGTGATTATATCCAAGACGTATGTGTTTATTCCGACGCCTTGTTTGAACTAACGTATTTTCAAGGGGATGGAGAGGAGGCTCCACTATATTAGCTCAAACAAAGAGTGGAGAGCTCTTTGCTTAACGAAAGATGTGAGTAATTCGTTAAAATTAATTGCCTGTTTAAATTGATGAAGAATCTCTTTATTCTTATTACTATTTAGAAACGCGTAATCATCCAATCATGGACCATCACCCCATTTCCATTTTCAAGAACAACATTAACAAAGAATAAGAAAGTTTATGTTTACTATCAGCCCAGAGGACATGGCGGTCTCTGAGCTGAACACTAAACAGAATAGAAACAGCATGACGAATGCGAATCATCTCACACCCGCCACACTGGAATATGTCATTGTTATACATTCATTGGTCTCTCCGTCTTAATACGGGTTCTTACCGCCTTGCCCGCACTACTATGCAGTATACGTTACCGTGATATTCTCCCATCAGAACGTTTCACTAATAGGTGTACTAATCCTCTTCGATATGTTGTTGTCAAAGGTCTTGTACCTATACTTTACCGTCGATTTCATTTGCATAATTCCCCTTATTTTATCGGTTTTTTGTCGATGTTTTTTATTCCATAAAAAAAGCACCCCAATTTTCATGAGATGCATCTTTCTTATAAAGAATCTTGCTATTAAGTAAAACAAAAATATAACATTTCCTTAACGATTATATCTTTGATTGAACTAGCTCATAAAATGAATTCACTTTTGATGGGGTAGAAAAATTATCAAATACAATAAAATCATCACCGGAATTCATTGTTATTTTTTTGATAAAAGGGATACTAGACATCTCTAAAACTATATCATTTGTATGACTGAAGTTATTCACCTCATTGTATGCATATTCCCATTTAAGGCCTTTTCCAAACATATAGTCAGCACAAAACAATAACTTTTTATTTGTAGCAGCTAGAATTCCAGATCTACTAATATAACCAAGATTTATCGCACAATAAAGTGTAGAAATTACTTCTTCATTACTCTGTAAGTATCCTGTTACCGTTTCCAAGTTCGCCTTCACTAGTAATCCTCCATATTTTTAGTATTAAATTGTTAACAATATATATTCATTTTATTATATATTACATTTTAATACTAACACGAAAGCATTCCAACAAAACCCCTTATATTCAAATCATCCCCAATGAAGTAGCAATCATTCGAATTGCATTTTTCTTTTTATTATAGAAATGATCTTTCTTCATTGTTAATTCAGTGTAGATAAAACTATCCTTTAACTTCTCTCCATTCAAATACTTCATTTTAATAATCTCAGCCTCGTCATAGTCTAAAACGTACTGTAAAGCCTTATCGATCTGCTTGAACTTGATATTGCTAATATGTCTCGTATCTCTAATCTCTGGAAACAAACTAATTCCTTCGTGTTTTAACTCCACTTCATTTTCAAAGCGAGTTTTCAATGCGCGGTATTCCTTTAGTATTTTCGCTACCTCTTTCTGAACCTGTTTCTCTGTCTCTCTATCGATAGCTGGTAATAAAGTTAATTGTCTCTCCATGAAGGAATCCCCCTATTTCATATTTTGGTTTTTACATTTACATCAGGTACGTGAAATTTTATTGTTTCATTATTGAATAAGGGAACAGTGCGCATTAGCATAGCCCCCACCGTGCTATTGTGCATGGTTCCCTTATCCATTAAGCCTTTAATAATTTACGTTTCTTAGTGGCCATCTTCTCTTTTGCTGCTTCGATATTATTCGCTACTCTCTTATGGTCCTGATCAAATTGAATCATGCTATCAAACATAACTGGAGTTACCGCTTCATCAATGTATTGTAAGTAATCCACTGGCGCTCGTTCTGTCTGCTCTACTAAGTATCCATAAATATCAAAGTCTGCTCTTGGTATAGACTTCTTGCCCTTTGGTTGATGAGACATCCTTACATAAGATTGAATGATTGATAGTGGTACTGCGAATACTGACTTATCCTTACTAAACTCTATAAGGAAGAAGCATATTGCTCCCATCTTTTCTGCTTTCTCCAGATAATCCAATTGATGCTGTGCAATGTTCATTAAATCAAAACGTGTGTCCTTCTCTGTAGATTTAGCTTCAAACGCAATAGCTCGTCCCTTATACACGCCATCATAGTCTACTGTACTCTTAGCTTCATAGAATCCGTTTATTACTTGGCTTCCCTTACTCTTAATCACCTTCACAGGAGTCGGACGCTTGTTTATAAGCGCCACTCCACCTCTTTGATACATTTCATTTGATAGATTGATAAGCATTTCAAATGCCATTCCACGATTTCCTAAAGTCATTTTTAATTCCTCGCTCTCTATTTCAAATAATTATTTTATTTATTTTTCACAACTAACATCCGAAATATCTTATAATTGTTATATACTGAACTAAATTAAATTAATAAATAAATTAGGAGTAAGTAAAATGCCAGATTCACTAGAACTCATTCTTTTCATCCTTCTAGCAATTAGTGCTGTTGGCTATTTAACAAAAGAATTTAAAAAAACTAGGAAAAGAAAGCTTGGAATTTCACTAGAATTTTTAGTTCTTTTTTGGTCAATATGGAGAATATCGACTATCATAATCTAGTTTGTAAAATATAATACCCACTGAATAAAACTCAATATTCCGTCAATAATGTAAACAACCCATTTCTTAACCATATTCCATGATTGGAGCAGTTAGTTTTTGCTAACTGCTTTTTTCGTTCTGATTTTTCTACTCATTACATACATTTTTAACGTGTTCATTTTGTTCACTGAGTTACCTCCTATCTGTAGAGCAGCCTAAACGGTTGCTCTTTTTCATTTTCTCCTTTACTACAAAATGGAATGTTTATAAAAAGCTTTCTCAACACCTAATCGATGGAAGTAATCTTCCTTTTATGGTAATGTGTTGGTAATCTCATAAAGGTTTAGTGTTTCATTAAAAGGACCCGTCCCCCTAATCGGGTCCTTTTAAGCGTTTTCGTTTAAAATATCAGCTCTAAGTAAATTGGATACATTTACCAGTATGTTTACCACCAAATTCATGTTAAAATCCCTTGTGAGTACGACATAACTCGACCTTATGGAGCCCTGCATCCCTACTCGCAGGGCTCTTTTTTTATTTAAATTAACGCTTTTTCCTTACTCCTCAACCAACTAAAACCGTGTTAAAATTAATCCATAATCTGTAAGGAGGTATATAAAATGCTCTCACCGTACACATGTGTATCTTGTGATCAACCTCTCATACAACACGATGAACATTCGTTTATTCATTACTGCATTAATCCAAATTGTGAAGAAGCAAAACTGCACTTATCTCTGTTGAAAGAGATGGGGTTGTAAACCCTATCTCCTTTTCTATTCAAATAACGATTTTGTTTAAATTCAACTTCAATCCACTTTGATAATGGTATAATCTGTATAATTCATTTTTCAAGAAAGGCTAAAACAATGAGAAAATACTTTGGTTTCATTTCAATGTTTTTAACTGCATTCTTATTTTTCGGTTCATTTTCTAGATATATACACTTTGGTTCTTTAACTGGTATTTTTATACTATCTATCTCAATTGTTTTAGCTATTCTTGCTCCGAAAGGAGATACAGCGAAAAAAATCACTTTTGCTATTTTGATAATTTTAGGTATTTTAATTGCTTGCGCATTAATTATTGGTGCTATTATTGGTGCAGGAATGGCTGAATCGCAACTACAACATTTGAAATAATTCTTTTTCTCTCAAATAACTATTTTGTTTAATTTTTAAAATACAACCGCTTGTCCATTTCACTTGGCTCTATCATTGCATTTACTATTAGTAATACGAACTTTTAGAGGTGAATTATATTGGACGAGTTTTTATCCTCCGCTGCACTTAATCCAGGTTTAATTGGCCCCACACTTCCACCTGTTCAGCCTTTTCAATTCCCTACTGGTCCCACTGGTTCAACAGGGCCTACCGGACCTACGGGTAGCACTGGATTCACTGGTTCAACAGGATTTACTGGTGTTACTGGGCCTACCGGCATCACTGGACCTACTGGCAATACTGGGCCTACCGGGAACACCGGACCTACTGGCAATACTGGGCCTACCGGCATCACTGGACCTACTGGACCCACTGGGCCTACCCTATTTTTCACTCCCCTTGCACCAGAACCTGAATCTATAGAACTTCCAGCAAATACAAATAACTTTCTAATTATGGAGGTCTTTGTCCCCATAGAAAATACTGGAGACAGAGTCCTGTTAAATGCGACAATCGGTACAAATATTAATGTTGCTATTGGGGGAGATCAAGATAGTTTCTTTAACTTAGATACCATTACCTATCAGTTATTCCGTGATAATATGTTGTTAACTGAGACATTTGTATCCGGCAGCTATGCAACCGGCAGTAGTGGTGATTTTCTATATCCTTTTAACTCCACATTTACATGGATAGATACCCCCGGAGATCCGATATTACCACCAGATCCAATTCATTATCGTATTGTAGCTAATATAGGGGATTTTAGTGAGACTGTAACATCAGTTCAAATCGGAAATCGTGGGTTTTCTGCTGTAAGATACCCGCCTGATCCAATTTAATAAAAATAGGAATTACTCATCTCATTATGGAAATGGAAATACTAAATTATCTATGTTTAATCAACCACGCAGTTAGTTTTTACTAGCTGTTCTTTTTTTTAAAAATAACTATTGTGTTCAATTTATAAAATACAACCGCTTAATTTTTACTCTTAAATTCATTCTGTCCCGCTCCTTATAAGTAACTTTTCAATTTCTCTTTCTGTTTCTTCAACACTTCCAAGGAAAGCTTCGTCTTCCGCTTCTCGTTATCCAATCCCACTAAGTGATATTCCATCTTACGAATTTCACTCTCTACTACTTGGAGTTCACTTTGCACCTGCACCAAAGTATCTTTTTTCATTACTTCCCTCCCTTTGCTTTGCTAATTAACTTCGTGATTTCATATACACCGTTCTCCATTTTCATCATTCCGAATACACTCCTTTTATTAGATTCCACAACTCTTTTTCAGTCATCTCATAAAGTTGTCGCCCTGTCTTTTCTTCTTTATAAATTCCCTTTTGTAATAATACATCGATGTAGATTTGTTTCCTGTCCATGCTGCCTCCTAGCTTCTTTTCTTCGTAGCTCTCCTTATATATGAAGTCGCTGCCCTTTGTGGATTCCATCTATTTATCGTCATGGCGCTATGCCTCCTAATCCAAATTCTTGATTTCCTCTAAGGTTCTATCCGAAATATAAGTAGTAATGATTTGTATCTTTCCGTATTTCTTTTTAGCCATTTCTATAGCTGCGCCCTCGGACTTCGCCTCAAACCAACGAAGCTTCCACTTCTCGTCTTTATCGTAAAATTCTACTGAGTACGTCATAACGCTATTACTCTTCAAAAATCTTTCCGCTGTACTTGTTGCGCTATAATCAAAACTTCCGACTACATCCTCCAGTGTTAGTTGTTTCATGCCCCTAACCCCATTGGACGAGATTTAATTTTGTTCTTATCTGCCTGATCCATGATTAATGCGGCGATTTCTAATTGATGCCTTCCTAGCTCTTTTGCTATTTCAAGAATATCTTTATCCTCATCCCACATTTCTCGTAATCGAATCACTTCACTTTCATCAAACAATAAGTCCAACTCTTCTAAAGCGATATATAAGTTACGACGCGATTTCTTCATGTACCTTCCCTGCTGCAACGCCATTGTGTAATTCTCCTTTTCCAAATCCGTTCCAAGCCGTGGCATCCCATTTCCCCTCCAGTTGTAATTGATGAATTTCTCTTAGCTCCGCCATAACGGCATGACGTCTTCTATCCACTTCTTCAGGACTGCGATTCCCAGCTTCGCAAATACACGGTGCAAATTGATAGCAGCCATTACCCATATCGTTCTGAATTACTCCTGTTTCGTTACATGCACACATCTTTATTCCCCCTTCTTAAAATTTCGCAATCTATAATTATCACCAAACATTTCTAGCGTTTCTGCGTTTTCCATCATTCTGCTGAAATCACGTTCTCCATACATTTCTGCTAATTGATCTACACTAAAATTTGTTGTAAATAAAGTACTTTTACCTATTCGGCTATCTACAATTTCATTTGTCTTTGTCTGTTTCCAAGTGACACCTTCTTTATCTTTTTCTGTAAACTCTGCCCCAAAATCATCAATAATCAAAACATCCACTTTAGCGAGCAGTGACATAAGCTTGTCCTCTGTTAAATCACTGTTTTTATTCCATGTAGATTTTATTTTGGTAAATAACTTGTTCATTTGAATAAACATTGCGCTGTATCCACGTTTCATTAGTTCTTTAGTGGCTGCTACACATAAATGGCTTTTACCAACCCCGTAATCACCTGTAATAATCATGCTTGTTGGATCTTCTTTACTGTATGTAGAAACAAAGTCCATAATTGTCTTCTTTGCATCCGTTAAGTCCTTTGTAACTGGCATATAGTTGTCAAAAGTAGCCTTTTTCAATTTATCGTTGATTAGGCTGTTATCTGCGAATGAATCATACAAGCTAACGACTTGGTTCCTCTTTTGTATTACGAGCGTTTCCTGGGCTAACTGCACGTCCTGAGGAGCAATTTCTTTACAATACCAGCAGTAAGTCCTGTTATTTTCATCAAGAAATTTTTTACGTCTGCATAAATCACATCTTTCATTTGCGACCTTTGGTAAAATCATATTTGTTGATGAAGCTACTATCTTTGCCACCGACACTGCTACCGCTTGCATTAGAACCCACTCCTTTTATTTTTTCGTTTAAGTATCCCTCGAATTTAGTACCGAATAACGTTTCTGGTCGTAAATACGGGTTCATGTTCGAATCTTTTAACCACTGTGCTGTTTTAATATCAATAACTCGTTTGAAATCATCTATAGTAAAACCGTCTTTATATCTAGCTTTGATTAACGATCTGGTTTTCGCTGTTTTATGTTTAAAAGATTTCCCTACTTTTTCATTCAGATAAGAAACAATATTTTCATAAGGGATGCAGTCTTTTGAGCGTTCTTTTTGGTCAGAAGGCATATTATCTTTTAATGTAGTAATCTTTGTTGTAGTCTTTGTAGTAATCTCTGTTAAAGAATTTACTGTTTCGGTAAGTTCCATTTCACCCAAAGGGGAATTTGGAATTTCCCCAAAGGTTAAAATCCATTTCACCCTTTCGGTAACTTCGGAAATGATTAACTTAATGTGATTTGTAGGAGCGCCGTTAAATTTGAACTTCTTCACTTCCACAAATCCTTTTTCGATTAGTATTTTGATAGCTCGATCGTACTGTTTAGGTGTAATTCGAATTTCATCTTTCCAATCTTCACGGCTTTTAGCTAACCAAAACTCTCCGTTCTTTTTAACCCGCAACTTGCTTTTACCTTGTTCATTAGGCATGTACCAATAAACAATTTGACCTAACAAAATTCCAGCAATTAAATCCTCTGTGATATCAACATAAGCGAGTCGCACCATATATCCGCTTCTTGCAAATGTTTCTAGTTGAAATATGTTACTACTCATTTAGTTCACCTTCTTCATCCAACATTCGTAGCTGACATTGTCCGCGTATCCGATTGTTCTAAATTCATGCTTTCCTTGAAAACTTCTGCCGCTTTGCTCATAAAACTTACCGCTTTTATATACCGTTTTGATTTGTGTTACGTAGTCATAACCTCGTTTTTCTAAATCTCTAACTGCTATTAACATTTCTTTCATTGATCCACGTCTTACTGGCACTTGAAACATCAAATCACGTCCCTTTCGCATACCGCTATGTCGCCTTGAATTTTGATTATTTTGTATCCTGGGTAGCGATCGGGAGTAATGTACTCAATCGCTTTTGCCTTTGCTTCTTTTTCGTTTCGTGCGCCCTTCCACACCCATGAAGGAAGAACGACTTTCAATTGATTTTTATCTAACATAGGTTTTCGCTCCTAACTAAGTATTTGAGAGTAATGAATTACTTTTGTTAATCGCTTCGTTTGTCTGCAATAAGCGCATTTTTCACATCTATTAGGCTCATCCATTCCATGTTTCACTGATAAAACACGAGGCAAGTTCTCTTCAACTTCATCTAATTCCAGTTGGATGATTTCGTCATCGAAGTTAATCACTGCTTTATCAGGATGTTTTTCCTTTGATACCGCTACAATGAATGGTTCTAACCAGTTTTCTCTTCCAGACCATCGTTTTTCCAACTCGGCATATACTGCCATTTGAATTGTGTATCCGTAAGCTTCAACAAATGAGCAATATCCGTATTCATCTGTCCAAACCTTGTCGTATATGGACTTAACTGTCTTTAAATCAACGAATCTTCCATTGATAGGGTTATATACATCTAGTTTCGATTTCCAATGTGTACCGAATAGTTCGGCTGTTATGATGATTTCTTTTTCGCCTTCTAGAGCAAACATGCACAAACCATCATCTTTCAGAGTTTCAATCATCAAATCTGCGTTTTTATATTGAGAGTAAAGTTCTCCGCTTCTTGTAAAGAGAGAAGGAGTCTTCTCTTTAAACTGATCAAGCGCTCCTTCTAACCAAGCATGAACATATGAACCAAGTAACAAGCTCTCATTATGTTCCTCTTGCCATTCACCTTTTAACTTCGCAAGTGCTGCCGCTTCACATTTTCGAAAGGCTTTATATTGACTGACTGACATGTATTGCATATCCGCTTCTTGTGAGTAGTAATTTTCATCATTCAGTTGTAGAAGGTTCATCTTTTACACCCTCTGCTTGTTGGAATTGAGCTTCTAAATTCGATTTAACTGGACTTGTCTTCTTTGTATCGAAAAAGTCTTCTTTTTTACCTACACCTTCACGAATTGAAGTGTAAATGCGCCCTAATTTCACGAAGTCATGTTCTGTAAAAGCATCTATGTTTAATTGGAATGAGTCTTCAATCATTTCCTTCGTAACACCAAACTCTTTTTTGAATGCATCCAACGCTTTACGCAAGCGGTCTTCTAGTGGTTCTTTCTGGCCATTCACTAAAGCGTCATTACATTTTTGTACAGCTGCATCAACGATATCTCCTGGAATAATCCCTAAGATACAAGCTCGCATTCTTCGTGTTCCCATATTTGCTGTTAATTCGTAAACATCTCGACTATCAGTTAATTTATTTGTTTTCCCTTTTGCTTTTCGTTCGTGTTTAACAGTGAATATTTTCGTTTGGCGCGTGTTTGTTTCAAGATCCCACGCATAAGCCATCATGGATGATTCGCCGTCTTTTTGATCTAACTCGATAATCCCGTAATCAATGTTTCCCCAATTCCTTGCGATTACTTCAGCAAGTCTGATCGATGGCCCTTGAACCTTTTGCCCACCTTTTGGATATTGATACACCGCGTTTTCAGCAACTAGTTTACGTTCGCACTCTTTCATGATTCTTTGAAATGCATCATACGTGTCTCTAGGGAAGTTTTTCGCTACATACATAGCCATTTGTATCTCTTGCGCTTGGCGACTCACCATAGCTTCAGTAGTGACGTTTTTTGCCTCTGGTTTAGGCATATATTCCGAGTAATCTATATTTGATAATCCGTTCATTATTAATCTCTCCTTTTATTAAAATGGTGCTAATTCAGTTTGTTTACTAGCTTCATATACTTCTTGTAACGCTTGTAATCCGTATTCATAAGCCACAACCATCGATGCAGCGTTAGGTTCGTTACTTTGCTTATATCGTTCAACTAAACTCATTAGAATTTGAATTTCAGTTTCAATTTTGTTTTGTAGGCCCATATTATTCACCTGCTACTTTCTCTTTAGAATGAGACTTTACATATTGCCAAACATATCCACCGCTTTGTCTTAATTCTCCGAGGCATGCTCTACGAATATGTTGACTCCATACCCCAGTTTCACGTTCAGCTTCTCCAGCAGATTCAAATTTTGCTAATACTACACCTGTTACTTTATCTATCTGTAATACCGCTTTTGGTTCAGCGCTTCTCATTTTCTTTTTGATACTTATCAATCTGTTATCATAGGCGTGTTTTACATTCTCTGCATTTGTAGCCCATTCTAAGTTTGTGTAGATGTTGTTCCCTTTATTTCCGTCTTTATGATTAACCAAAGGCTTATTTTCCGTATTTTTAACAAATGCTAAAGCTACCAATCTGTGTATAGATACTGTCTTCTCATTTCCTTCCATTACTAACTTGATTTTTTTATATCCGTTCCATTCAAAAGGCTTCAGAATTCTATGTTTCTTAAATTTAATTGACTTTACATTTCCTTTATTTGAAATCTCATAATGACCTTCGTAACCGTTAATTGGCTTCCACTGTTCTTTCATTCTCCAGCCACCATCCTTCTTGCATGTCTTTCTAAAAATCCAGAAGCACATTCCTCACAAATGAGTGATCCTTCGAATTTGTAATAAGTCATCCCGAAATATAGCTCACCATCACAGTCTTCACATTCTTCAATGAAGTCTCTTGCTGATGAATCATGATGATTCCCGTAAGTAATCGGATTTTCAATCATTTTTTACATTCCTCCTTATTTACTGAGAGAAAACTTATGGTATAATAGAGGTAGCTAATTTTAGGGAATGTTTTCTCTACAGTGCTCGTTGCCATCGAGCATTTTTTATTTTTCAATATCTAACTTTCTGAAAGTTTGTTAAAATTTAGTTGCCGATATGTGTAACAACTGGCCTGTGCTTCTGTACAGGTCTTTTATTATGCTAGTTTTTAGCTAGCGGATGCATTGTTCTCAACCTTTCTGATGCTTTCACGCATCGGAATATCCAGGAACCCATTTACTAGGTGGGGGATACCGTTAAGTTCCCTAATATTCCGACAGGCGAAGGCTTGTCTTATCCTTGTAGGATTTCCCTCCTTTTTGTCGAATTAGTTAGACGAAAGGAGGTGCAACATGGCAGAAGTTAAAGTAGGACTCACACAATTTTTAGACTTCACACTGAAAGGTAGTGCAGCTAAAACTAACTTTGTAAAAAATCTAAAATCTCAACCTGATTATCACCCCACTTTCGATTTCTGGAAGCAATTACGGGACACAATTATTAAATTTCATCAAAAAGATTTACCTTTTGAATGTTTCGAAACATTAGTACAAACTGTTGATCAAAGGAAAAAACAGAACTATATAGATGTAATCAAACAGTACAAAAAATTTATAAAGAACAAAGATATCACTTGGTTCGATCCTGGTAAATCCAACTGGATATCAGATGATTTAGTCGTTCGCTCATCTCCTGAACTTGGATTGCTTATCAACGATGAGCCGCATCTTATCAAACTATACTTCAAAGGAAAAAAGGAACGAATTGATAGATACAACATCAACTCAACACTGACATTACTAAACAAATCAACATTCTCAATCCATCATGAAAATGTAAATTACACAGTCCTTAACATCCAAAAGAACAGAACATATACAAATAATTCCATTAGTAATGACTATTTAATAGCGCTTGAGTCAGAAGCTAACCAGCTTTGTTACATATGGAACAAGATGTAAAAGTACTAGTTATTAATTTCATTACCTAGCTCGTTCATAATTTGAGCACATTTTTCACAAATCCAATTAGTTTCGCTTAATTGAAGCTCACCTTCATTTTCCTCACAAACAATGCAAGGTGGGCATTGTTTTAAAAATATTGTTTTTAACCATTCCAACATCTTTATTCCCCTCTCTATTTAGCTAGAGTGATAAACTCCTTATGCATTTCCTCAACCTTATCTGCGCTGTCATATACACCCTTAGTCCTTAAATCCTTTATGATCCACAAGATTTTCTTTCGTTCGTATTCATCTCGCTGCTGTTTATCCATTACTGTTCATCCTTCATAAACCTTTTGTCTATCCTATCCATCAAATAAATGAATCCTGCTGCTCCGATAACTAGAACCAATATCATGAAATGTGAGAATATGCTTTCTTCCATCATTTAAACCGCCTCCCTATCCATTTCCGGAATAATTCCGCGTTTCGTTAGGAGTTCATGGATGAAGAGCCTTCCCTTTTGCGTCCAACGAGTATTCATTTTTACTGATCGACTACCATCCGAATGTGTTACATCGACGGTCTGTGATTTTGTATATCCTTTATTTTGGTGTTTTGAGTAAAGTAACCATTGGTTGTTTACTTTGTACTGCACTTTTTCATCATTCAGGATTTTATTAAGCTTCATTGCTGATAATCCGTAATCCGCTGCAACTTGTGAGACTGTTACTGTATCTTGCGATTGAAGAATTTGATCTAGGTATGTAATCTTTGATGCGTTTTCTGCAATCTGTTGTGTTAACATGAGATTCTTTTGCTCAGCAACCTGTCTTGCTTTTTGTTCCTGCTTGAGTTGTGATGCAAGACCGATAATTAAGTCTGGATCTTGAAGTAGAGCATTAATTGTGTTTAGTGTCATGTATGCTCCGTGTTTTCTAATAGAAGGAAGTACTTCACTTGTTACCCACTTGCGGAAGTTCTTCGCTTTCTCTGTTTCTGATTCGAAAATCAGCTCATACAATCCATCTTCGGTAATATACGGTTGTCCATCGTGGACAACTACTGATATATCAGCTTTTTGGATAACTTTCTCTATACGATCTTTTCTAAGGTACATTCTCCCTTTCGCCACTTTCGTATATCCAAGTGACCATGCTGCGTTTTCAAGATTAAACATTTCCTTACGGTTTACTTGAATAACTTCTAATGATCCAAATTCCTGATGGTTAAAAACTTGTAATTGATTCATTTTCTTTCCTCCTTTATTCAAATGATAAATTTTTTATCGTCAAATACCAAAAAATAATCAGGAAACAATTCTTTAACACTTATGTTAAATACATCCTGATACTTAACCATTATATCTGATCTCGGTATATATCCACTTTCAATTTTACGCACATAAATCGTTGATATACCAACCTTTTCAGCTAATTGTTTTTGTGTGAATTTCATCTTTTTCCTTTCGTTTCTTAAGATGTTATTCATTTAACCACCTTCCATTCCAACTCGCGTTTCTTTGTTGACTTCAGTATAAATGATAAATTTTTTATCGTCAACGTATTTTATAAATTTTTTATCATTTTTTACGAAAAAGGGTTTAAAGTGATAAAATTTGTATCTATAATGTAATTAAGGATTTACCGAGAGGGGAAAATTAAAAATGACTTTTGGAGAGAAATTAAAACAACTGAGGGGCAAGCGTACACAAGGCGATGTAGCTAACCTGTTAAATATATCAAGAGCAACATACTCACATTTAGAAAATAATCGAATTGAGCCTAGTATGACTGTATTAAACTCTATTGCGGATTTATTTTGCGTTTCAACGGATTACTTATTAGGGAGATCATCAGACCAACGTTTAACGGAAGAGCAAGACAAAACAGCTGATGAAATGGCTAAAAGATTTATGAAATTAGTGGCTGATCTCCCTAAAGAAGAGCAAGAAAACGCTTGGAAACAAGCAGCAATGTATGTGAATTTCACTAAAAATCAGAAATAATGTTACATCTTAAAAGAAGCTAACTACCTAGTTAGCTTCTTTTAATTTCTTTTCTGTATATGTATGGGAAGTGACTTCTCTTAAAACCTCTTCTGAGTTAGTCCCCTTGTTTTCTAAAAGCCACTTCACCATTAATTCTCTTGCTAATTGTTCTTTTGTCATCCCCAACATCCTCCAATATCTTCATAGTAGTTTGTGAATTGTTCACAATGATTCTATAAAACTTCATTTTCAAAAATACAGAACTTCCTCAGAAAGCACGAATGCGATTGCCCATTGATATAGGCAATCGCATTCTAATTCATATATATCTATTACAGGCCGCCGCCACCTGGGTCAACCATCATGCGTTGAACAGCAGTTTTTTGTGCGTCTTGTTTAGGTTCTTCTTTTTGTTTGTCAGCAGAGAAAGTGAACATTCCTGCCATTAATAAAATAGGTAAAAGTACTAAAATCTTTTTCAATCATTTCACCTCTTCTCTAAAGAGAATCATACCATTTTTTCAAGAATATCCCAAGTATCTTTTAGGCAATTGAGAATAAAAAATATTCCCTTTTTCCTCGAATATCTCCAGAGAGTCTTCCATTAGTTTACGATCATTGCGAGCAAGACCTAAATAAAACTTTTGAAACGCTGAAAGCCTCCCTTGCACTTTCAACAAATTCATCAATATGTCTTCTGCCTTTTTGTTATTCCCTAACTTTATTTCTAAATAGGCCTTTTCAGCAGGATGGACTTGCAAATTCCCTACCGGCTTGTCCCAATATATTTTTAGAAATACCATCGTTTGAAGAATAAGCTTCTTTTTAGCCTTTAAACGTTGATTAAATGGATCTCCTAAATTTTCTAATGATTCTTGCAGATATTTTAACGATTTTTTGTAATCACTGAAGATATATGACTCTCCGAGGTTACAAAAAGCATTTACTCTCTGAATGTTAAATTGTGGATTTTCACCACATTGTTCAATTAACTTCAACGAAAACTCTCTACATTCATTCACATTACCGCGAAGTAAATGTATTGCAGAAAGTATTTCGATTATACGATGATTATAACTCGATTTAATAAACCGATTTTTTCTTACACTAATTTGTTTAACCCTCTCTTCTGCGATTTTTACATAATTAAGGATAGATCTATAGTTTCCTGTATCATATAACAAATAACACATTAGTAAGTCGCACATGACACTGTTTTCTACATACTTTACTTTTTTACGAACAGCTTCTAACTGATTTAACAATTCCTCACCATTAAATCGTTCTAAACTTCTTTTATACAATATTTCATAGACAATGGCAGATTCACGATTTTTAGCATAGGATGAACCCTTCTCCTTTTCAATCATCTTATATAACAATTCCAATTCTCCACAATAAGAAGTGTATTCTAAAGTCTCTCTAAAGCTTCCATAATCCTTTTCAGAATTCAAATTTATATACTCCATTATCATCTTTCTTCTAAGATCATGATTATCATTATATGCACACATAAGTGCGCCAGAAAATTGATAAAATTTCATATCCCTTTTACCGCTAAAAGTCTCTGATATTGTACTTTTGCCAACTTGTAATTGTTTGGCTAATTCCCCATCAGTTATACCTATTGCAAATAAATCATCATGAAGCTTATTTAATAATCTTTTCACTGTGTTGCTCCTCCTTGCTGGAACAAAAGACACGTTATACCCAATTCGTTACGTTTAAGGAAAACGCGTCACTACATTCAAAAGATGTGTTATAATTTATGTAAGACTTGCAGTAAGTGTTTTCCCTAGCTGGCTTAGGGAAAACGGTTTAAGAGTGTTAGCGCACTACTTATACACGCTGTGAGTCTTTTTTACGTCCGTATATTTTATTATTTTCATAATATCATATTTTTCCTAAAATTCAGTCGTGTGGTTATCAGAAAAATGTTGAGAAAGTTTGAAAATAGCTGTATATCAATGCTTACGGATAAGGATACGCAATAGTGCATCTTTCTGTATGAAATACCCAGGTGTATATGTTGATGATAAAGGGAATTTCTTTTATCAATCAGAAGTTGGTATTGATCGGATTACAGGAAAACGAATACGAAAAAAAGGAAGAGAAGACGTTAATGGAAAGCCCTTTTCTTCCGCATTCGAAGCTAACAAAGAGTTAATTCGATTAAAAAGAGAGTATCATAAAGTTAACAGTTACGCTAATTATAAAATGACTTACGAGCAATTTATGAATAATGTGTATATACCTTACTATCAAACAGAAGTTGAAGAAAGTGACTTTGTGTTTAGCTACAATGGGCTACCAATGATTAAATCAACGATAGGTCGAATTATTGAACGATATTCCAAACTTGCAGGAGTGAAGAAGATACAAGCGAAGGGATTGCGTCATTCTCATGCTTCATTTCTTATCAATGAATTCAAAGTATCGGTGCTCGTTTTATCTCAACGTATGGGACATTCAAGTCCAGAGATTACTTTAAAACACTATGCTCATATGTGGAGCGGTGCTGATACTGTAATAGCTGATGCAATGACTGGAAATATTGAAATCAAAACGGCTGAACGGACACAAATTAAATTTAATGGTAATCAAGCATTAAAGAAAAGTAATGTAAGAGGGTAAATTTCTTTAGAGGGAAAAAACGTTAGGGTGCGGAGATTGCTCGGAATGTTCAAGTAGTTGGAGCGAAGACAAAATAGAAAGTCTTCATTCAACTTAATGATAAATTTAATATTAGTTTCAGTGAACTGTATCATCAGTAAGGGTTATAAAAAATTATAAAATACACATTAATTATTGTTATAATTAATGTGTATTTTATTTTGGTAATGGAGGTATAAAATGGATGTAAGGGATCTTTTAATATTAAATGGATTTATTCCAAAAGAATTACCCTGTGAGTTTGTTGCGAAAAATTTACATAAAATTGACTTGGGTGTTTTAGGTTCAGGAGAGCTAAAAAAATGGTCCAAACTTATAGAGTTTAGTATTCCTAAGAATGATAGTTTCAGAAGAGTTTGTTCAATTGTTCATCCACTACACTTTGTTCAATTAGCAAATGAAATTAAGAATGAATGGTCAAATTTAGAGACTTATTTTCGAAATTCAAATGTATCTCTTACAACTCCAATTATAGAGGAAAATGGTATTGTTTCAAAATATAGTATGTCAGAAACAACACAAATAAGGATTTCTAATTTAAGTTCTAAAAAATATATTTTAAAGGTTGATATTAACAGATATTATCCAAGTATTTATACTCATTCTATACCTTGGGCATTACACGGGAAAAAAATTGCTAAAGATAAAATGAAAGATCATAGTTTACTTGGAAATAAGTTAGATACATTAATTCGTAATATGCAAGATGGACAAACTATTGGTATTCCAATTGGTCCGCAAAGTTCATTCATTATTCAAGAAATAATTGGTACAGCTATTGATATGCAATTTAAAAATGCAATGGGTAAAGAAGTTAAGGGTTATAGATATACAGATGATATGGAATACTACTTTGATTCTCATGAGGAAGCAAATCATGCTTTAACTGTCATGAACCAAGTATTAAAAAATTATGAGTTAGACTTAAATGTTGAAAAGACAAAAATAATCAAACTTCCTCAACTTATTGAACCTGATTGGCTATTTTATTTTAAGAAGTTTAAATTTAGGAAATCCAACAAACCAGAAGAACATATAAAATTACAGTTAGTTGACCTTAAAGAATATTTTAATAAGATTTTTTATTATAAAGATTTAACTAATGACGTAGGTATTTCTAATTTTGCACTAAAGTGTTTAGGGAAAGTAGTTATCCAAAAAGAAAATTGGGGGCTATTTGAATCTTTGCTATTACAAACAATACTAATTGATTCTAGAGCAATTCCAAAAGTATTTGAAATAATGGAAGCTTATAAATATAGAGGTTATCCATTAAATTTAGATAAAATTAGCGAATCTGTAAATTCAATTATAAAAGAGCACATTCAACTTAGAGGTGACTATGAGGTTATTTGGGCATTAAGTTTAGCAAATAAATTTAAATTAAATATTACAGAGGATGTTACTTCCCTTTTATTAAATAATAATAATGCTCTTATAAACATATTGGTAATGGTTTTAAAGGATAAGGGTCAGTTATTAGGAAATAAAGATTTTTCATTTTATGAAGAAATATTGAGTGATAATGATTTGTATGGTAAATCATGGATGTTTCTATATGAATGTTGTAAAAATGGTTGGTTAAATAAAGATAGTAAGATATTAAAAAGGGATAAATTTTTTAATATCTTACTAAAGAATCATGTTTCCTTTATAGATTCTAATTATTCAGTAGTTAAGTCTAATATTAATATACAAATTGTTAATTTGTGCATGGAAAATATTAGTGGTTTAGAAATTAACAAAGTTTATAAAAATATTCTAGATAAGTATTCTTATAATTTAGAAGAAGAACATGAGCAAGAATTATTTAAAGAACTTATTGACCTATTAAAACTAAAAATTAGTGAACAAAATTTATTTGATGCGAATTTAATTAGAAATCCAGAAGAAGCTGAGGTAGTAGAAGAAACTGAGGAGTCAGAAGAAGCCGAAGTGTTAGAAGAAACTGCGGCATCANNGGCATCAGAAGAAGTCGAAGAGTCAAAAAGAACAAAGGAAGCTTATAATTGGTTAAATAGCTTTTTTGCTACTGATATTCGAAATTCAAATGATATTGACTTGGAAGAAACGGATATAGATTATTTTTAACTTGAAACCACATTTAGTTACATAATGATGAACCGTACCATAAGTGGAGGTTTAGCTTGCTAAATGCTCGGTAATTGTATTTCCCACCAAACACACCACCAAAATAATGAAAATTTTTAAAAAGTGCTGTCATTTAAAGAAACAGGAACAACCGTCTATTATTGAGTGGGAATAATAAATAAAAGCTTAGGAATGCCTATTTATATAGGTTTTTCTAAGCTTTTTTATTAAGTGATACCAGATTTGATACCAATATAGATTTTTTTTGTAGTAATGTATTCAATACATATTATTAAAATTAAAGTGGTTCAAGTCGGAGGAATGCACCTTAGGGTGTCTTTTTTATTACCGTTCGACATAATATGACAGAATAGTTGTAATTAGATTTGTTATGCTTTTAATATACATTACGTTTAAAAAGGGGAATATTTATGTTTGGAACTATCATTCAAGACGCCTATACAAAAGATGAAACTGAACAAATGGCTGATGCATTAGAAGATATTTGCAATTCTCACCATGAATATGGTTGGTCTTCAGCTGGAATCTATTGTTTTTGGAACTATACAACAAAAGAAGTACTTTATATAGGACTAGCCGTAGACTTACTAACAAGATTCAAACAGCATAACGGTATTATTCAAACAGATCCTGCAAGTTGTAAATATGAAAAAATCCAAGAACATTTTGAAACAAACGATAAAATCGGTTATTCTGTCTTTCTTCAATCAACGCATTTTCAACCTGTTCACAGAGGAAATAGAAATGAGTGGATAGGATTCGAACCAACTCAATTTTCATATACTCAAGATGCCTTAGCAGATATGAGACTCACAGAAGGAATACTAATTCAGACTTATAGATTACATCATGAAAGTTTACCACCTTGGAATCGTATTGGCGGAGAAAGGGCAGGACAAGATGTAGCTATACCAGGAAATTATATATTTGTCCAAAGTTTAACACATCAAAACATTAGCCCATTCATAGCCAAACATACAATACGTGAAATCTCTTCTGATCCTACATATCTTTTTTACGAAGAAGAGTTACACTCAGTTAGAATGTTGATGGGTCTAGGAAGTAATTTTGACGACGCCCTAGAAACCTACAGAGTAAATAATGAACCTAATTATAATCGAATTATTGGAGATAATTATTTAAATCACCAACTTAATTTTTAATATGTATAAAACTTATAGATATGAGGCACTCTTGATTATATATAAGATTGCAAAAGATGTGGAGGGGAATTTAATGATAAATAAACTAATGGAAATAGACGAAAATTTAAAAAGGTTTCTTTATGAAAAATTGCATGATGAAGAAATCACTTCTAAGGAGAAAATTCTTATTGATGGCTACACAGAAGGATTTGACGAGTTAACAATACTAAATGCACTACAAATATGTTTAGAAAATAAATTAATAGACATGCCAGCTATGCCTTTAAATATTGGAAATTCTCAAAAAGACTTTTTTATAAATAAACCACAATTATATATATTAAAATCATAAACACCTAACCACTTAAAACGTTTTAATATTCATCCTCAAATTCATATTATTATGAGAGTAATGATTATGGTAATTAGTGGTTATTATAGAGGGCCAACGCTCTCTTTTTTTATTTTTATTAGACATAATATACAAATATAATTATGTTTATTTTAATAAGATTGTCCAGAAATATTACATTATATATATCTTGGAGGAATTAAATTATGAGCAAAAAATTATTAATGGCTTTAGTATGCAGCTTGTTACTTATGGGATTGGCTGCTTGTGGTTCAAATGAGAAAGCAAGTACATCGGAAGAACCAAAACAAGAAACTAAAGAAGAAGAGGAACAAAAGAAGCTAGATGAGCAAAAACAGGAAGAGGAACAAAGGAAAATAGAAGAACAGAAAAAAGCCGAAGAACAAAAACAAGCTGAGGAACAAAAGAAGTTAGAAGAACAGAAAAAGGCCGAAGAGCAAAAGCGATTAGATGAACAACGCAAACAAGAAGAGGCTCAAAGACAACAGGAAGAACAAAAGAAACAACAAGAAGCTGCTCGAGCAAAAGAACAGGAGCAACAAAAAGCTACCGCTAATACAGCACCTCAGCAACAAGCTGCACCTAAACAAGAGAAAGTTCACTTTGCAAACTGTACAGATGCAAATAATGCCGGTTACTATGATATAACTCCAGATAGCCCAGCTTATGCTTCACATTTAGATCGTGATGGCGATGGCGTGGCTTGTGAACGAAATAAAGGACATAAAAAATCTAGTAAAAAACATTAGATTGAAGGATAAGCACTCTTATGAGTGCTTTTTTATTTAAGTTCGACAAAATATGACAAAGTAGTTGTAACTAAATTTGTTATGCTTACTTTAAATCTTACATTTTAAAAGGGGATATTATATGGCTACTCCAAAATACACTAAAATTGATGAACGCTTTGGCGTTATTGAATACCCGGTTACACTTAATGAAATGGTTGAAATATCAAAAGGATTCCCAAAAACGGAACGTACATATTATCAGTATGCCTTCGCTGCTTTAAAGAAGGTAATGAAGGCTAAAGAAAACATTCATTACTTTGAAGTTGCTGATCCTAAGCTAACAAAAACAGGATTTATCGTAGTTGGTGAACACAACTTATACCTGGTAATGATGAAAGGCGGCTTATTTGGTGGCGCTGAAGCTGAAGTAGTGAAGTATAAAGATATTAAAGAGGTCGATTTCGATATCATCGAGGGAATGTTTGGAATCTCTCTTATGAATACAGGTATTATTTATCTTGAAATGAAGAAAATGTTCGGGACAAAGAAACGTACAATCCGCAATATTCCTGATTACAATGTCGATGGGGTATTAAAAGCAATTCGTAATAAGTTGAAATAACTAATACATACTGGAGGTAACGATATGAAGCGGAAATTACTTACAGCATTAACGTGTAGCGCATTACTTATGGGATTAGCTGCTTGTGGTTCAAATGAGAAGTCTGCAACTGAATCTAAGCCTAAACAAGAAGCTAAGAAGCCAGAACCGGTTACTACAACTTCACTTATTAGCGAATTCAAGAAAGCTGGATTAGAAGCTGAGAATCCTACGGACTTAGAACAAAAAGAATTTGGAAACATGCGTAAAGACGGGAAACGCATCCTTGCACCGAAATTAGGTGAGGATAAAGGCGGTCGTGTGTTTGAGTTTAGTAAGAAAGAAGATTTAGAGAAAGCTAAGAAGTACTACGATGATTTAAGCAACTCTGCTCCAATGCTGTTCTCACATACATATGCTAAGGGAAATTTCCTTTTACAGATGAATGGCGATATGAAAGATGAAGAGTTTAATAAATATAAAGAAGTAATGGATAAAGTAGCTAAATAAAACAGAATAGGAGACTATATGGAAACAAATTTAGAATCTTTAAATCGAAGCCTTAAATTTGGTGAGGACCTTATTGAAAAGTTAAAACAGAAAAGCAATCTAAAATTAGAAGAAAAAATTGTCATTACATTATACAATAAACTAATGGAACAAGTGGATGGATCCTTTATTTTAATTGATTATAAATCAGATGGTCCTGCAAAGGTTATGTTACGTGCTGGATTTGAAACATATATATCAATGGATTACATTCTTAAAGATCCTTTATTATTACAACAAAGGGCCTTTTCTTACTATATAAGTTTTATAAAAGATCAGTTGAAAAAAGTAGAGGAAAACGGAACTGAAGAACAAATTTTAATCACTAATCAAGCATTTTCGGAAGTATTAGCTTCCCCTTCCTTTCAGGATATATTAAGTGAATGGGCACAAAAAAAAGGTGGATCATTATATAATCCAAAGTGGTATTCATTATTTAACGGTCCATCAAATATTAAACAACTTACAGATCTTATGGGAGATAGTAATTCTGGTATATATAAATATTATGGTTTATTATCCCAGGAAGCTCATGGATATCAAGCGTTAAATAGTGCAAATTATGTAGATTTCATTACTGATTTCCTCACACTTGAACCGATAAGAAAAGAAGAACTTGATGACGTTGATATACAAGTGGCAAAAGCATTATGTACTGGAGGGACAGGGATGATTATTATGAAACTTTTCCCTGAATTTCGCGCGGATTTCGGCTTGTTATTAAATGAAATGGGATTAATATGAAAAAATATAAGGTTGAACCTTGTTTCTCAAAAGTAAATGAAGATAAACATGGTAAAATAATATTTGGATGGGAGTCCAATACATATTATTAAAATTAAAGTGGTTCAAGTCGGAGGAAGGCACCTTAGGGTGTCTTTTTTTTCATTTCGACATAATATGACAAAACAGTTGTGATTATATTTGTTATGATAGTTCAGGTAAATCTTACATTTTAAACGCTGGGGGATACATACTATGAACAAAAAACTATTAACAACACTTACTTGTTTCGCTTTATTTATGGGATTAGCAGCATGTTCATCTAACGAGACAGTAAGTACTTCCAAAGAATCTAAAGCTGAGCAAGAAGCACAAAAGGAAGCTGAGAAAGCGAAGAAAGCTGAAGAAAAAGGGACTGTGAAAAAGGAGAAAGCTGAACAAGAGACGGCTGAAAAGCAACGCAAACAGCAAGAAGAGGCTACAAAAAAGGAACAACCAACAACTACTTCTGGTAACACTATTAAAGGCTTAAAAGACGAACTATCCATTGGTATGCCATTTAAAGATTATCTTGCTAAAAAGAAATCATTAAATGTAGAGAATCCCTTCAGTATTTCACTCGGAAAAGGTAATGTAGGTAGTGTTCTTCAAGCTCAAGATGGAGTATTAGTTGTATGTATTGATGGAGAAAAGATATTCGATTTAAAAACATTTAAAAATGTTGATGAAGCTAAAGAATACGAAAAGAGCTTAAAAGTAAAATAATAGATTCAATTCATATTTCTCAATCACCAATATAACTTAATATGGTAAAATATTATTTGGATGAAAGTCCAAATGCATATTATTAAAATTAAAGTGGTTCAAGTCGCAGGAAGGCACCTTAGGTTGTCTTTTTTTATTTCCGCTAGACATAATATAACGATATTTTTATAAGAGGATTTGTTATACTTTCTATAAAACTCTTTTAAAACAATCTATTAAATATTAACTGGAGGATGCATATGTTATATGTTATAAAAATTAATTTTCACACAAATGGAGAAGAAGAAGTAGTAGAGTATTATAACGGTAATTGTTCTTATAATGAATCAAGTTCAGATAACTTTTTAATGTCTAATTATTCCATTACATTGAGTTGCAATAGAAAAGGAGATAGAGATTTAGAAGATGCTATTAACAATTTTAATAGTACGTTTAATAAACAAATCACAAAAGTTATAGCATACTTAGTAGGCACAATTGGAATTCTTCCTGAAATTAATACGATAGTGATATCGAAACATGATAAAAATAACGAAATATTAGATGAATTTATAGCTGAAAAAGTAATTCAACCTCTAGAAGGCCATAAGTTATCTGAAGAATTAATATTAGATAAAGATAAGATGATCAGTTTATTAAATGAAGATGACAAGTCGCGGTCACTTCTTATAGCAACTACCTACTGGTTGAAAGGTGTAACAGCTGATTTGGCAGGGGATAGTTTTGATAAGCTTTGGAAGAGTTTTAATACATTGTATAGTTATATATCTAAAAAAGATCATGAATTTGATAAATTAGTTTTTATAAAGGGATTTATATGGGATAAAAAGGAGCTTTTCAGTAAAAGCTGTGACATATTTGAAGACTATACCAAAGAGAAAATCAGAGAACTTCGTTGGAGAGAAATGATACTAAATGATCATGAAACCAAGAAGCAAACAAAGGCATTTGCAGATTTTATTAAGAGATACGATGATTATCGATTGAATGAAGTATTCAAGGAAATACTTCCATACCGAAAAAAGTTTCTAGAGGAAGAAGGCCTTTATGATGAAGTTCTTAATATTATTGAAGAAAGAATTCAATTGAAACAGAAACATAATGAACAAATTCTTACTTTTTACATTCTTAAGTATGCTTATTTTTTAAGAAATAAATATTTTCATGCAGAGAAGTTAGATTCAACATTTTACCTTATAAAAAATAACGAAATAAAAGAATTGAAAAGTATTAATTATATATTTTCTACTTTTTTAAAAGAATTACTTGAAGGTAATTCTAAGTATTAAATAGTTAACTTTTTATCGTCTTGTTTTTCCAATTAATATAATGAGAATTAAAGTTATATGTTCTAGCTTGAAATAGCTTATTCTACAAATGGGTGAAATTTCTTAATAAGAATTAACCAATGTTATTATCTGTTTTGATGGCTACAACTATGCTAAAATGAATGTTTTTAAAAGGAGATACTACTTAAAATATAGTATCTCCTTTGTGTTTTTGAAAGAAAAATTAAATAACTTTATTATCTCTACACATTTTAGGCATTAATAGGCCAATCTTTACATTTTTCCTTTGTCTCATCACCAATTGCGTTCATGAGAAATTTTAGTTGTTGGCCAGAAAATTTTTCTTTAATAAGAACTTTTGTAACTGCAATACATACTTTTGCTAAAATATCGGTACGATGAATCTCTGTCCAGCCAGGACGAAATTCTCTTTTCACTTCTTTAATTATTTTGTGAACCAAATCGGCAATAAACTTGTTTTTCAAAAGTATGTTACCCCATATTAGCGATAATCTCATAGAAGAAAGCTTCTTCTTCGGTTAGTTCTAGATCTTTACGTTTTCGTACTACGCCTGCTGCATTAATAATACGATTATGATATTCATTTAATGTTTTCTCTAATAGCTCACTCATTTTTTTAGAGTTTGCCTTGTTTTTAGAAAACTTGCAGATGACTTTAAGAGTGACTGGGGAGCTATAAAGGAACACAAAGAAAGAATGGATCATTTACCTACTAATGCCGTTCTCGTGTATAGCGGACGTAGAGAGTTTGTCTTTACAGGTACAGACATGGTGCTGTTCCTAGGTAGTGGACGTAATAAGAAGTTGTACTTGAAGAATCAACTAACTGGGAGAAACGTTAACTTTTATAAGGACAGCAGAGTATCCTATGAGACGGTAGATTACATTAAAGCTACTATAGTGAGGTAGGACTATAAAGGTTCTACCCCTTTTATTTGTATTGGTGAGGTCGTATCCGAGAGAGTTTCGCTTTCTCAGGCGTAGCTAAGTTGTTATATTTTTATACCCTTTATAGTTCCTATGTTGATGTACTGAAAAGTGGCCACATCGCGGCCGGGGTTTTACCTATTTAGCACGCCTCTGGGCGTTACCTGTGAATGTTTAACCTACGAGTCATTATCAAAATTGGTGAACAGCGGTGATAGATATTGTGCAAACCCTGTATTATAATGGTATTATTAACCATAATATTATTGCTGAAGGGTGAATTTAAATGACTAAAGATAAATTTGTAAAGTTGGAAAAACCAATTTACATCCCTGAACTCCCTGCAAATGTAAGAGTTACAACCAAGCTCCCAGATGAATTCCAAGACGGAAGACTAGACAGAGTAGCATTGAAAATGGGGGAAAATGGTTGGACGATTCCGTTCTCCTTCGAAGTTTCTAATATAGAAGCAATTCACGAGGAAGAAGATTTCGATAAATTTTTCATATCATTTTACAGCGAAAACGAAAACCAGAGATTTAACGATTTAGTATCTAAATTACTTTTAATGGATGCAGTTAAACCTTATACAGATGCTATCGAACAATGCATAAAGGCTCATAAAGACTCTAATTATATAATTACAATAAACACACTAATCCCTATTTTAGAAGGTTTGTTATCCAATTTCTATGATAATAAAAACAACACAAAAATGATAAGGGTTTGTAAAGAGATGCTTGAGAAATATACTTCTGAAAGCCAATGGATAGAAAAACTCATTTGGACATCGGTATGGTGCTTTATTACTAACTTATATCAAAAGTCAGATTTCTCAGAAGAATCCCCAAATATGTTGAATAGACATTGGATTCTACATGGACGAACTTCTTTTAGCAATAGTGAAGCGGATTCATTAAGATTATTTAACGCTTTATCTACAGTTGCAGCTTTAGATAATCTTAACAATAAAAATGATGAGAACCTAAATGCAGGAAAATTTTTAGAGCTAATCGCGGACAAGACTCAACGTAAATTGATGGAACAAGTGATATTAGACGTATTACAAATAAATAAATGATATATTGTTAGCCGATAAACAATAACTAGCCCCTCTATTACAATATCAAACAATATTTCCCTTGAATTGTTATTCTTAAAGGTTGCTTGAGAACGTCACCTCAAAAGTTTTTCCTGTGGAGGTCGTGAGTTCGAGCCTCTCCGGGGTCATAGTTGTAGAAACTGCGTCAAATTAACGTTTGATGCGGTTTTTTATTATTTACATTCAAACTCTATAGAGCCAGTGATTACATTCCCTACAAAATCTCTTCTATTTTGTTAACTACATCTTCTCGTATTTTTGGCAATACATGCGAATACAACTTTATTTCCAAGATTAGCTACTGATTCCGAACTTGAACTAACATTCTTAACGTAATTAAATTAAGGCTTTAAGGTTATATAAAAAGAGTAGCAAAATTAAAATACTACTCTTTAAAAGCCCATATAATAGGGGGATTAATGAAAGGGAATAATTTAAATTGGACTGATATGTTTCGATAATCGTTCCATATGTTAATAAAGTTTCTTTCATCCCTAGATTAGATAGCCTCTCGAAATATTTAGTCACATTTACTTAATAACTTCATTAAGCCATTCGGGTTTGATTTGTTCACCTTGAACCAATCGTAACTCCCTAAACAAAAAAACTAAATCCGCCCCTGAAAATAGCTTTACAGGATATCCATCCTGATATACTTCCTCCTGAGCCTGTTTTGAATAATATGAAGTTGTAACAAAGATACCATATTGTCCACGAGATAACCGTGCCACTAAGCGTGATAGATGCCTTGGCTCAACCCTATTTTTCCTGCCAAACCTTTTTGCTTCCCCCAGAAAATTTATATCATAGGCCAAGGGATATGGTAAGCTAAAATGCCCTATAAAATCGAATCCCCCATCTTTAGTCGGCCTTGTTTGCGTAATAGAGTGGGTTACATCTTTTAATTGTCGAAATAAAGCTACCGTTACTGCTTCAAATTGTATGGGAGATAGCGAAACTAACTGTTCCAATATTTTAGCATCTGGACTTCCTTCTTTGGGTAATTGACTATCCAGCGTTCTTATTTTATTTTTCCACACATGCAATTTGTTTATCTTACCATTTTTGTACTCTCTCCATGAAGAAGGTGCATGCTCATCTATAACTTTGATCTCCTCAAAATCATTTGCTCTTGCTCGATTATGTAACCAAGTAATATCTACTTCTTCAATATCAAGTATTGATAGGTGACATCTATAATTTTTTATTGGTAAACCACTTGTATTATCTACAAACCAAGTAAGTTCAAGTTTATCTAATATACAAAGTCCATTAAACCTAACAATTCCCGTCCTTGTTTTTGAAAAATGTAGTATTGGGGGGACATGCTTAAAATTACCATCTAATATTAAATGATTGATAACTTCAAGCATTTTATTTCCTTCAAAGTCATTATATCTCTTTTCATAATTGAATTTTGCATCACCCCAATATAAAATTTCTCCCTCAGATAAATCTACAATATCATGCCAGGGATTACTTTCCCCCGAGTTTGTATCACTTGTCACCAATATTAGATATGCAGGTGCATCACTAAATCGTGATACATATTTTAAAGGGCGAATCCCTGGCGAATTTCTCATACCACTGTTCTTTATGTTTATCCAACGTGAAAACTGGTCTTCTTCATTACGGGTTGAAGCTTTATCTATGTATTCATGTCCTAACCTATATAAGTTTCCCAACATAATTGCCCCCATTGACGAGTTATTCTTTTTATAAGACTATCTTTATTTTAAAAAACAAGATTAAAAACTCCTTATATTTTAACAGGAAAATCAAACCATAATAATATTGTTTTGTTTAATATAAAAAAGTAAAACATCTTTTAAATACTAACCTCATAAAAACTGTATACCGCGTACCTACAATCCTCTCACCGCAGCGATACGAATTTAAGAAACGATAAGAATGAACTTCGGTGTTATTAAAACACCCAATTTCCGTTTAGGTGTACTTTTAAATTCTAGCTTGATAGGTATTTCTGTACCCCACTAACAACCCGAACTAGATAGATATAATAATTACTTGATTAATGTAAGTTTATATAATTGATTTAAATTTAAACAAAAAAAACAAAACCCTACAAATCCACAATAAACGTTGATTTAATAGGGTTTTGTTTTAAAAATAAAATCACCAAAAAAAATTACCTATTGCATTTAATATACCTACATTGTATACTTAGTTCATCAAGTTAATACACGGAAAAACTTGTTTTTAACAACAAACTTTCATCACAAAGTCTATAACATCAACATTTTTATACACTGCCATGTATGTAAGTTGGTGTTGCACACAAATATTAGGAGGTAACATTAAAATGCAATTATATCAAAATGAAGAAATAAGAAGCAAGAAAATAGGACTTGTGCTACAACCATTAGGTCAACAAGGCAATGAAGAACTTACAATACTTAAAGCAGTTCATTTAGACGATATAGCCGAGGCTTTAACAGATGTACAATATACATATTTAGAAAAAATGTTCCCAAATAAGGAATTTCTAATTTGGGGAGTACACGATCGCGGAATTACAGCTAGTCGGTATAATCTAATTGAAAATTATTTTCACGTTCTTTTTTATAAGCAACGTAATTATTTTTTACGTGCAAAAATAGCCTGTAAGTTCCATAATCCAAAAGTAGCTAGTATTTTGTGGAAAAATGATAGACTGGAGCGCAATTTTAACAACTTATATTTTTGCTCCGTTGAATCATTAGAGAATATCAATTTATCTGTATTTGAAGTGAATGAAGTATTAGAATCAAAGCAAGATAGATTATATGGTATGAAAGTTTGTGTTGATGAAGAAGCAACGGCTTTATTGAAATTACTATAAATATACAAAATCGTGACCAAGGACTTAATTCTCTGGTCACGATTTTATACTAGAAGTACTAAAAGGAGCAATTTAAATGACAGAAATAATGACAGGCTTACGTTATTTAATGAATGTCAAAGGGCAAAAAAATAAAGATATTGCGAAGATCCTTGGCATCTCTACCCAAGCAGTTTCACTATGGACAAAGAAAGGCACTATTCCCAATAAACATTTAGAAAGACTCGCAAATCACTATAAAGTATCCCAAGAGTATTTAGTAAATCCACTCACTGCTGATACAATTAGTGTCATTGAAAAAGATGCAACGCCAATGATGCAAATTGTCCATAATGGACTTAACATGTATGGAGATTTTAATGTTGTGTTGCAACCAACCAGTGATAAAATAGCGCGTACAAATTATGAGAATACAGTTCGTAAACTGCGAAATGTTGAGGAATTTTCTGAGTATGTGAAAATAAACGAGCTAACTGATTTGCATACGATCTTTCCAGAAGGACAATGCGCCGTTTGGGGTGTAAAGTCGGGTACCAATGACACAACAAAAAAGCAATACGATAAACTAAATCTCGGTGATTTCGTACTATTTTATCAAGATAAACATTTTTATAACCGTGCAATTGTAGCATATAAAATACATTCACCTAAACTAAGTGAATATTTATGGGAAACCTCTATTTTTGAACACATATACTTTCTACAGGATGTTCAACCATATAACTTATCCGTTGTACGATTTAATGAAATTGTATATGGAAAATCAGAAGATTTCCCAGTAATGGCATTCCGCGTTTTAAACCGTGAACAAAGTTTACAGATTATTGATGCATTTGATATTGAAGCTGATTATTCTCCAACTAAATTAACTGACAGAAAACAATCTCGTGAAGATATTTTGAAAGCACTGTTAAATTTAGAAAATAATAAAGAACTTGACCGTGATACAAAACGAAAATATCGCATTGAACAAAGTTTATTACGTGAATTTTTATTTAATGGAAAAGAAGAAGTTACATGTGCCTGCTGCCAAACAAAACTTTCACCAGAATTTTTTGCAACAGCTCATATTAAAAAACGTTCGCACTGTTCAACAGAAGAAAAACTAGATGTCAATGTTGTGATGCCACTTTGTTACTTAGGATGTGACATGTTATTTGAAAAAGGCCTCCTTGTCGTCAATTCACATGGCTATTTCCAACGTACTGATGTAATAAATAAAAAGATTCCCTATGAAGGACGTTTAGGCACATTGCTTGCAAAGTATGACCAAAGACCTTGTTCTTATTGGAACAAAGAAACAGCCCAATATTATCAGTGGCATTACAAACACCATATAATGAAATAAAAAGCTACAATAAGTCTTTGTATAAAAGATGAAGCCAAATCATGCAATAAGCATTAGCGGACATTAAAAATAATAAAAAACAGAATAATTGAAGCGATAAAATAATATTTGGATTGGCATCCGATACCATATTACGATGGTTCAAGTCGCAGGAAGGCACCTTAGGGTGTCTTTTCTTTTTTCTTAAAAGGGGCTTTCCAGCACTTCGGAAAAAAAGCACGCTAAGAGTATGCATGATTTTATACAGTTTTTCAGCTAATCCAGTAACAAACGAGAACTCTAAATCCGCGCCAGGATAGGAATGTATAAAAAAATGAATAGAGTGAAAAGGCGGATTCCTTGTGAAATTAGGGATCTGCCTTTTTCCTTGCTACCAATAATGAGACGTTATGTTAACCTAGAATGAATACTTTATGCAATCAAAATACCTTTCATTATCTATATTCTTGATGTCGTACAATCTGGATAAAAGGTAGAAGGAGAAAGACAATGAAAGAAATTATTAAAGAGATTGTTTCCAAAAACAAAAGATACAAGGTTCAAGTGATCAAACGAAATAATGGTTTTTTCACTACAGAAGTTTTTGCTTGGTTTGAAGATTATGAATATGAGTATTGGGCTCCTATTAAACAAGGAATATCGTTAATTGATACAGAAAAACACGCTATAGCCATAGCAATGGAAGATTTAAAGGTATATTCAGGTGAGAATCATTAGTGAGTGTAGATTACTATGAAAGTCATTGTTTTTTTAAAAAATACATTAAGAATCTTGTTATTAATCAAAATTATGCAAAACAATAAGTTGTTACGTTTTCTTCTCATGATAATATAGATATATATAGATTTTAGAAATATTATCAATATTTTATTTTTATATAAGGAGAGACTTAATATGTTAAAACAAATTTTATTAGAAGAGAATGAAAAAGTGAGAAATCAAATTAAAGCTTATTATAAATATAGCAATTTGACTTCTCTTTCAATGTTAAGCGGTATAATTTCTAATTCTCCTGATGTATTTGGATTATTGTTATCAACAAATAAGAGAATAATTTTTTATACAGAAACAATGAAAATGAATAAAATTCTTTTTGAAATTAAACATGAAGAAATCATAGAATTTAAAGAACAGAAGCAAACTGTTGGTTTATTAAAGAAGATTCCTTCAATTGTGATTTGTCATGAAAAAGGGGAAGAAGTTTTTTCAACAATGGGAGATTTAGAAAAGTTTTCTGAATTAAAATGTTTTTTTGATGAAATTACTACGAATCACAGATAAACCAAATATATTTACTTCCGAGAACGATAATTATGTAAATAAGCTGTCCATATGGGCAGCTTATTGTATTTTCTGCTTAGCGTGTTTTTCCATCTCTCCTTATTAATCTAGGCAGAATAATATTTATAACAATAATAGGTAGTAGGTACTCTTAGGTAGATGGCGATATGATGATACCCCTCAATGAACAAAACAATTTAACATGGTAAAATAATATTCGGATGAGAGTCCAATACATATTATTAAAATTAAAGTGGTTCAAGTCGAAGGAAGGCACCTTAGGGTGTCTTTTTTTCAAAAAAAATGTCCTACATTATACGTAGGACATTTTTTCACTTTATATAATGGGTGTATATTTTAACCCCACCATTTTCCACCCTCACCATGATAGTAAATTTTTAATCCGCGCCACGTTGTAATTGGGCTTATGTAATCATAAGGATGTAAAACGTAGAAGAAACCAGTTGGGAATATATTAAACCCCGCGTGTAAATAAGATAAGTATACTAACTTAGAGCTATATGTATTATAATCGTTTGATTGTGCAGAACTTGCGAAAACATCATATCGAAATTTAGAAGAATTCTTATAAAACTGATTATACGCAATGTCTGCAGCCTTAAATGCAACGTCCTTATGGTCTTTATATCTTAAATATAAAAACTGAGAGTATTTCGGATTTCCCTTATGGATAAACTCCCAATTCGATAAAGGCATTATTTGGACTACAGGCGATGCTGTTTTTCCTGGCGCATGTACTAATAGATATTCTCCTTTATTAGCACCCGAGAATCCTTGTGTTTCAGTGAAGTCTTTACCGATAATACCAACATGTCCTACAAGACCGTAGCCACTACCTGCTGTAACAACAATGTCACCTTTTTGCACCCAATCATCTGGTATATTCCAAGATGAAGTAACTGACCCAGCACGTGCTACGCCTTGCTTTGGATCCTTTTGTTTTTCTGCTTCTTTTCTTAAAAACTCAGCTTTTTCTTCTTCTGTAGGTATTCTTACAACCTCAAATGTATCATCAAGTCCTTGTGCTCTTAAAGAAGCTTTTACTTCTGCAACTCTTTGTTGAGGTTCTTTATCTGGTCCAATATCATTTTCATTGTAACCTAATTCTTTTCGCATAGGTTCCCTTTTTTCATTGAACTCTTTTTCACCATTAAGAGACATCCATTTCTGTCCCAAATACGTACTGACTAGATAAAAATCTCCCTGCGCTGTCTTTTTTCCATCATAGGCAACTAAATTTTTTTGAGGACCAAACTCAGAACTTTTCTTAGCTTCTAAATAAGGCTCATCAAAAGTAGTGAAATTAGCATTCACTGGCATTTTGATTCCATCAGGAGCAATCCACTGAGGACCTTCGTATGTAACTATTTTCCACCAACCATCAGGACGTTTTTCTAATATTGGTAAGAATTTTTGAGGACCAAATTGATTTCCACCTGCTCCTTTAGTTGCTATAAGGGACGGTTCGTTATAGCTATAGAAGCTTTTATCAAGTACTACTGTCTCTGCAACACCTGGATACATCCATTTGTCGCCTTCCCAAGTTTGAACTTTAAACCATCCTTTTGTATTTCCATCAACCACTCTAATAGTAGTAGGGCTATAAGGTACTTCCATATTTCCTTTTTGAGATGCAAATGCAGGCTCATAAAACACTAAAAATGGTTTATCAAATGCTTTTAACTCCCCATCTAGGTTAACCCACTTATCACCCTCATAAGTTGCTACTTTCCACCAACCATTTGTACGTTTTTCTTTTACAACAAGTGATTTTTGTGGCCCATATTGGTTTCCGCCACTTGCTTTTTCAGATGTAAATGAAGGTTCATTATACGCATAGAAATTTTTATCTACTTTTACCGCTTCAGAATTAAGGAAAATCCATTTATCTCCTTCATTGGTTTGAATCTTTAACCATCCATCTTCTTGTCCATCTATCGCCGTAACTACTTGAGGTGCTATAACATTACCATTGTTCCCTTTTGGTGATGTGAATTTAGGTTCAGCAAAAGTAATATAGGGTTTCTCTATTTTCTTTTTTTCCCCATCGGTATTAATCCACTTATCGCCTTCCCAAGTTCCTATCTTCCACCAACCATCTGAACGCTTCTCTTTTACAGTTAGAGCTTTTTGAGGTCCATATTGAGCTCCACCATTTCCCTTTGCAGATGTAAACGATGGCTCGTTATATGCAAAAAACGATTTGTTAAATGGTATAACTTCATCAGCAAATGAAATGTTGTTCGCTGAAAAAATTACAAATACAAATAATAAAAATGAAAACAATTTCTTCAAGACAAATCTTCCTCCTTTGGAAAAATATTAAATAAAATAGAAATTCATGTTATATAATGTCATATTTTCGTATAAATTTCTATATATTTCTATAAAATTATAAGATGTTATTATAATTTGAAAAATGATATTATTTAAGGTTAAAATGATTCAGGTCGGAGGAAGGCATCTTAGGGTGTCTTTTCTTTATAAAAAAGGACTCCTTAAACGCCTTAAATTAGTAAACTTCAATATTACTCTTTTTTATTAATTCGTTTTAACTTAATATATTAATGTTAGACTAAAAAATTGTTATAATTAGTAAATAATTATATTAATTAGATTGAGAGGATACAATATTATGGGTTATAAGTTTCGTAGAATTATCCAAGTTTCCCCGGGTGTGAAAATTAACTTTACATACACAGGTACGGGAGGGCACTCCATTCCACCTGAATCAAGAACAACAACTTATATACCTGGAACTGGAATCTCGTATACACCACGAATAGCTGAGTCA